ATGCCTGATATTGCTTCTATAAATGCTGGTCTGTCTGCAGTAAAGCTTGCCTTTGGTATGGCCAAAGATCTTAAAGATGCGTCTGCTGCTTTCAATGATGCTGAAGTGCGTTTAAAAATTAGTGAGTTATATAATGCGCTTAGTGAAGCGAGAATCAGCCTCGCGGAAGCACAAGTAGAAATAGTAGAGCTTCAAACTGAGGTCCGCAGATTAGAAGGAAAGCTTAAGGAAGCTGATGAATTAGTCTTCCGTGATGGTTTTTATTATCGTGCAGTTCCTGTTGATGGTAAATCTAACGGGCCTTTTTGTCCTAAGTGCTACGAGGATCAGAAAAAAAATATCATCCGTCAGCGCGGCTACTGGGATTCACTCCCACTTTGGGAAAAAACACTGTCATGGCTGTGGAAGCCACTTCTGATTGAATTACCCAACATGGGGTGTCGGGGGTCGGAGGTTCAAATCCTCTCGTGCCGACCAAAAATCCCTGAGAAACCAGCCTTTTAAGGCTGGTTTTTTTATGTCTATTTTTCGTACGGGGAGTTAATGGGGTGAAATTGGGGTGAAACCCCCATCAACATTCAACTCTGTTAGCCTAAAACCACTTACCAGTCTACATGCATAAATTCATAACGTGATCCATGATCACATGATGAAAAATCGTCCTCATATGCATTGAATTTTGCACAAAAGATGCCTATTACTATGTGTATTAAATTCGTTTTCTGTTAGTAATTATTCGTATAAGTCATTGTTTTTAATGCGCTTTACACTTCATTTATTTACGTAAAATTTCGTTATCAGCACTTGTCAAGGTACAGATTTACTTGATAAGATTTGCCCAAGAAGAAATCTTTAGTTTGTTCTTTGAAGTTTGATCTGATTTTTACTTCGTTCTTCGTAGCAGCGCACAACAAGGAGAGGCATGTCATGAAAACTTTTTACATCGGTTACGGTGAAGGCTAACATTACACTGGCTCGAATAAACTCCTCCCTGTGAGGAGTTTTTTTTACCCTCCTCTCAGAGATTTCAGAATGTACCGATATATTAAAAAAACGTGTTTACGCATTACTGGGGAGTTTGTTGGGTATCTTGCTTACTTTGGTTTTGACCAGAGTTCTGCTTGTTAGCAATGACATCACTACAAAAGCCTGGTTCATGGCAACTTTCGATGCCAGCATGATGGTTGTTTTTGCTACTCTTTTATCGTTGTATTGCATTAACAAAGTCAGCAATAAATTTCCCGATACAAATACACTTCTGCCCTTCTTTGGTGTGGTTGTCTGGACCTTACTGCTTTTGAGCTACTATGTTCTTAGATATAAAAATGAGTACCAATCTGCTCTCTCAATCATCGTTGCGGGTTCTATCGCCGGTATGGGGTGGTGGATTCAATTCATCACCTCTGCTGCAAGCGACCGCCGTAAGCACACACTAAACATTGTCTTAAGTACGCGAACCTGCTCTGAGTATCAGACACATTTAAGAAACTTCACCCGTCTTTGGAGAGGGAATCGCCATGTACCTAAAGAGCTTTGTGAATGGCGTGATGACCCCGACAATCCTAAGTTCAAAGATGCAAAAGTTCCTGAAGACGTAGTAAATGCTATCAATGGGTTAGTATATATTCTTAATTTCTTTGAGTTTCTTGCTCAAGGAATAAAAGCTAATGACCTTGATGATAAACTACTGAGAGAATGTTTTTGCGGCTTTCTTGAAGGTCTTGAAAGGCGCGCATACTACATCTTATCTGAAGCCCAGAAACGAGATGAAAGATACTTCGAAGGCATCATTTACTTGTCCAAACGCTGGAACAGTGGAAAATCTCTTATCGAAAAGCATAGGCACTCTACACCACCAATTGACATAGGTAACTGTTTTCCTGAGAAAGAATCCGTTATGAAGATGTTAGGGATAAGAGCGCAAAGCGAAAATACCAAACGCCGTAGAAATCGCCCACGCAGAGCTAGGCCAGTACATGCCGAAGCTGCCAATTCGAACGTAGCGTAATTTACTTATCAAGATCTATACATCACAAACCAGCCTATTATGGCTGGTTTTTTATGCCTGCTTTTCTGACGGGGGAGTTAATGGGGTGAAACTGGGGTGCCCCCCGTCAATAACTACCTTTCTGGGAGTATTTTTCTCCCAAAGAAATGCTCAATTTTCTGTCTTCTATACTTTCAGTTTAACTACTGGAGGTAAACATGTGTGGCCGATTTGCTCAATCACAAACCCGTGAAGAATACCTGGCTTATCTTGCAGAAGAGGCCGAGCGGGATATCGCCTTTGACCCCGAACCGATCGGTCGCTACAACGTGGCCCCCGGCACCAAAGTTCTGTTGCTGAGCGAGCGCAATGAAGAACTACACCTTGATCCGGTTCATTGGGGTTACGCACCCGGGTGGTGGGATAAACCTGCGCTCATCAATGCTCGCGTGGAAACCGCGGCAACCAGCCGGATGTTTAAGCCCCTCTGGCAGCATGGCCGGGCGATCTGTTTTGCGGATGGCTGGTTTGAGTGGAAGCTTGAAGGTGACAAGAAACAGCCCTATTTCATCCACAGGAAGGACGGCAAGCCCATATTCATGGCGGCCATCGGCAGCGTACCTTTCGAACGCGGGGATGAAGCAGAGGGATTTTTGATTGTTACCGCTGCGGCCGATCAGGGTCTGGTCGATATCCACGATCGTCGGCCGCTCGTTCTGGTTCCTGAAGCTGCGCGCGAATGGATGAGGCAGGATATCGGAGGGAAGGAAGCCAGCGAGATTGCCGCCGACGGGTCCGTGTCAGCGGACCATTTTACATGGCACCCTGTTTCCCGCGCGTTGGCAACGTGAAGAATCAGGGGGCAAAATTGATAGAGCCAGCATCCTAACTAAAACTCATCTAGTATGATTGCAATGCCTGACGATAATTTCAAGTTAGCTACTCATCATTCAAAAATTTTAAAATAAAATCGGCATCTGGCTCAAAGTCAATTGGTACTAACTTCGCCAATCCATTATCATTAATAAATAATCTTTTTCTTTCATTATCTAGTAACCTTGGAAGCATATTTTTATTACCTGTCCACAATATCTTCCCATCGTCAAAATGGGATGCAGTATCCATAACTTCAATAGTTAAGCCACCAGTTGACGTTGCGATTATTTGACACTCTAAAACATGCATCAAATCAAAATTTCTTTCCAAGAACTCTGGATGCATTACTGTATTGTGGACGTCAACACCGTGATTTACAGTTGATGGGAACTTCAGAGCGACCCTACCATCTTCACCAACATTTTCTATATTTCGTGGAACATTTGTCATCAGGATTTCAGAAAGTGCTGATGTAAGTTTATAATCATTTGAAAAAGTAGCGTGAATCCTGCGAGTAAATAGAGCATCGAGGTATGTATATAAAATATCTTCGTGATTGTGTGACTCGAAATTAAACGCAGCTTCATTCGTAGATAGTGCAGCGCTTACTGGATACGCTGTTTTATTTATCCATTGCCCTATATATATAATCTCTCCAATTTCACATCTACTTTCCTTAATCGCAGTCATTCTAGTTGATGCCGCATAAAATCTTGATTGCCCTGGAGGGTTACATCTTTGATAGTTAACTACAGCCGAATCTGGTGGCGCTGAAATTTCTTCCACTTTTGATATTTTCCTCCCTCCAGTTCGTCTCACATGATAAAGTGAATCAGCTCCAGAACGTAGTTGAACAACGAACATAACACCTTCTGTCATTTTCTTGAACAGACTTTTTATATATTCGTAGTCAACTCCATCAAGATCTATTCTGTTAATCTGTTTGATTAATTTTTTTTAATTCTAATTTTGATAGTTTTCCTACCATTATACACCATGTTAATTTAAGTCATTTTATGCCCAAGCCTCTATCATACTTATAGTTCCGTAATCACGACAAGTATTAAAGATAGAGAAAATTAAAATAATCCTTAACTACTTATTTTGCATACAAAAATAGATCCGAATATTATTTGACATACAGTAAATCACTGTATCTCGTTGTGTACCGCGGAGATAACATTTCCCGTTTCATCTGCCATCCCGTTTGGATACCTTGACCTGCAAAATATAGAACCCCTCTCCCGTTCTTCGCGTTGAGGTGATCCAGAACTTCCATCAGCTTCTCGCTATTTTGCCGCGGTAAGTTGTCGTCGAACAAATTCAACTGGGCCACCCCCTGGCTGTAGAAATCCCCCAGCATCACGCCTGCTTTCTGGTACCTATGCCCATCTTTCCAGATAGCGTCGAGGCACCTGGTGGCCGCGCCGATAATGTCCCTGCTATCCTGGGTAGGAGTCAGCAACTTTACCGATGCGCTGTTACCATAATACGGTTCGTTCAGTGCAAACGGGCTCGTTTTGACGAACGCAGAGATAAACCGGCAATACTGATGCTCACCACGTAGCTTCTCCGCTGCGCGAGATGCATAGCTGCATATTGCCTGCCGCATCTCATAGTATTCAGTTATGCGCCCACCGAACGACCGGCTACAGACGATTTCCTGTTTTACCGGAGCAAACTCCTCCAGACCGAGACAAGGCTCGCCGCGCAGCTCTCTAACGGTTCTCTCCAGCACAACGTTGAAGTGCTTCCGGATAAACCGGATATCAGTGTCCGCCAGCTGCAATACCGTCTTAATACCCATTGCCTCTAATTTCTTACTGATGCGGCGCCCGACTCCCCAGACCTCTTCAACCGGAAGTGCGGCCATCAACTTTCGTTGTTTCTCTATGTTGGAAAGGTCCACCACTCCGCCAGTCTGCCGTTGCCACTTCTTCGCCGCGTGATTTGCCAGCTTCGCCAGGGTTTTGGTCTGGGCTATACCTACCCCAACTGTCAGATGCGTGCGTTGCAGAACCGTCTCACGAATTTCCCGGCCAAAATCAGTAAGGTCGCGACAGTTGCGGACGCCAGTAAGGTCGCAAAAGGCCTCGTCGATACTGTAAATTTCGCATCGTGGGGATAGTTCCTCGAGCGTTGTCATCACCCGGTTCGACATATCCGCATAGAGTTCGTAGTTACTGCTGAAACAGATAACGCCCTGCCAGCGGAATTGCTCCTTTTGCTTAAAGTACGGCTCCCCCATTTTGACGAACGGTTTTGCTTCAGCCGAGCGCGCAATCACACAGCCATCATTGTTGCTAAGGACAACCACCGGCCGTCCCTTAAGGTCTGGACGAAACACAGTCTCACAAGATGCATAGAATGAATTGACATCAACCAGGGCAAACATCACACCACCGGACAGTCGTCAAAGCCAGCCTTACTGATTATGTGCGTAACCACACCGATCAGCTCCACATCTACCAGCGCATCACCTTCAATCGACTCCCCATCTTCAGTAATAAGCACGCCGCCGAGAAAGCGGGCGAACTGCTGGCATCCACAAAACGAAACGAGCAAAACCGCAGTAGCGATGGGTGATGATGAGCGCTCAACAACCGCAATTCCGCGCTGTGTATCGATAAACGTCGCGTGCTGGCTTATGCCGGTAGCTGCATAAATTGGTTCAGAATGGAGCATATTGGCCTCCGAAAAATACTGTTTACATATACAGTAGTTTTATCGACCAGCCCAGTCAATATTGGTTACAGCTATCAATTATCGCCACTGCCGTAACATATTGATGTATTGAGTCAGGTAAGTCCTAAAGTGGTTTCTGCTCTGAACTGATTGATGGTTTTGCCAGCAGCAAGAGGATAATATTTCCAGACTATGGTCTGCCACCATAGTGACTTGCTCACCTGCGAGTTCTTGCATACGGTTCACAGGTGAGCATCCCTATCTCGCAGGGAAATACTTATAAACGGTCTTCATCCCCACCCCGATCACATCGGCCACCTGCTGCTCGGTCATACTGAATACCAGCATCCTGTACTCTGTAAAACAGACTATTACATAGTATTAGCAAAGTAATAACACTATTAAAAAACTCATCCAAAAGTTATATTCTAATGGATGAGTTTTTAAACTACTTATTAACCTGTAAATATAACCTTTAAAAACCCATATTTGGCTGGATTTTTCTTTATAAGTTTTTTTTACCATTTTAACCTGAACCGTTACAATAAGCACCGGAATTAGCACGGCAGGGATATATTTAAATATAAAATTAACATTCGGATGCAACCGATGATAATACTCCACAACAGGTATATGCCAAAGGTAAACCCAAATTGTATTTGAGGATAAAAAAAGCAAAGCCTCTTTATATCTCCCATTAATATTCCCGACTAATTTATATTTAACAAATAAATAAAGCGGGATAGATATTGTTAGAGAGTACAGAATATAATACATTGTTGGCGGGTACTTACTTTCTTGCGGCCAATGAAAACCAGATCCCCAACTAAATTGGATTAAAGCGCACAAAATAAGGGCGGCAAGGAAAACAAAAAAATGACAAAATCATATCTTTCTCACTAGCTCTAACGTACGAATAACCTAAAATAAAGGCAGCCCCATAGGATAGTGCTGGTATTATATAATCACTAAAACACAAATCAATTAATGAATAGTCCTCATTTTTAATACAAACTGAAATTAAAGTTGATAATAAAAGCAATAAAATAATCACTGCCGGCACTGCAACGCCCTTTATTTTATCTGCAGCAAGCACATAAAAAGGTGATAATATGGCTATTATCAAAAAGACTCTAATTACCCACAGATATCCAAAGCCATTTAATGCAAATGATGAGATTATCATTTCTGGATCTATCAGATTATCAAAGCCTCGGGGTGTAAACACAAAAATAAAACTAAAGAAAACGATTAAAAAAAACACCAAACAGGCACGACCAACCTTTTAAATCTTGAATAAACATAAGGAATAATATTCACATCCTTTTTGCCAGCAGCAAAATAAGACATCCCTGAAACAAAAACCATCATGGGAACATCAAATGTTCTCAGTTGAAATATTATACCTGGAGGAGAAACATGTGCCATTATAATAAGAAGCAAACCCAAAACACGCATAACATCTATTGATAAATTTCTTTCTCTCATATCCATGCCTCAAATAAATGTTCTAAAAAGCAGCAAAACCCACTTGCAAATCTACATAGTTTAACTGACAGAGCCTTTCCAGGTGACACATTGTACTTATATTAACTTTAGTATGTTAAGTTAGTAATGTTATCACATTTGATTTATTGTGCTACTCATCCTCCGAGCTATCAGCTCTCCACCCGCGGCGTTAGGATGCAGGTTATCCCCGGTATAGACGCTCAGGTTGTAGAGATTCAGTCCGCTTTCAGCAAACAAATCGCAGACGGGCACGCTGAACAATGAGCACACCTCTTTGATGGCCTGAACGTACTGCGGCAGGGTAAATCCGGCCGAGTTCGCCGCCGGATAAACTGGCTGGCTTTCAAATGCACCACGTTTCATCGGCGTGCTGAACATCACTCGTACCGTTGGTTTCAGGGTATAGATTTTGTTCAATACGAAGAACACGTCGTAATAAAACGATTTAACCGTCGTATCGTCATAATCCGCCCTAGCGTCTGCAATTGTCCCGAGCCGGCGATTTCCCCCATAATCGTTCGTCCCTCCCAGAATCGAAATGAAATCCATCGCATCAATAGTGGTGGCGTTGAGTGAATCAGCCATCGTTCTGACTCCCTGACCTGGTACGCCATAATTGGCAATCTGGCGCATACCAGTCCGGGAAAGTAGTGGCGCAATGTAATTCCCCGTGTTTGTTATGCTGTCACCAAGGAATCCGATCCCCTTTCCCTGCCAGGGCAATTCCTGCCCCTGCCCACCGAAAGGAACATATCCAGCAGGAACAGCCTGACCAGGTGAAACCATCAGGCTGTTCAAGCGTGTCAGGTTGTAGACCTGGAACCGAACAAAATATGCATTACCAGGAACAGCATAAGGCGTATTTGCGACCAGATTCTGGAAGCCGCTGAGGAATGTACCATCAAGCCCGTAGAACGCTCCTCCCCCAGAACCATATGTCGACACGAACCAGTCACCAGGAGTGACCATCATTTTCGGTGTTGCGAAATACCCCGCTGAAGATGTCAACCCGCCGGTCTGATAAGAAACACCCGTATCTGTCAGGGCGAGTTCACTGTTATAGAGATTCACCGACACTTTTTGCAGGGACAGTGCGACCGAGCGCGCTACAGTCAGCGATTTTGTATCAACGTAAGTTGACGTCGGCGAACCAAACGACATGTAGCTCGCAGGGAGTGCTGAGCCTTCAACCATCATCAGTGTGTTTTTTTGCTGAAAGACCGTATACCTGAAACCGGACATAAACCGCACCAGATGGCGTGGTAAAAACGGTTCCGGCAGCAATAGTGGTGTTCAAAATTTTGGTTTTGTTGATATCAAAATAGACAACCACACCTGATGCACTGCTTGCGATGTATTGCGTGTTAGGTTTTACCGGGATAAATGGCGTGACAAAATATCCGGATGCCACATAGGGCGCTCCAGTAGTCGCCAGCGCATAATTATCCAGCGCAACATCCTTGTTGAACATATTGCGTATGGCGGCCAGAGTACCGTCCGCAATTCCCCAGCTGATTGACTGGGTGATTGCCGTTGCCTCTGCAGTTGTCAGCGCGCCAAACCCCACATAGGATGACGGCAGAGAGGTTCCGCGAACAACCATCAGACTTTCTTTACCCGATAGCGGCGTGCTCTGGAAACGCAGGTAATAGGAACCAGTCGGAACGGTAAAGGTCGTTGCAGCAGCGACAGTGATGTTTGACGTTTTGCTCAGGTCCGGATCGTAAAAGCACAACACCTGCGTGCCGGATGAGAGTATGTAAGCTTCTCCTGGTAGCACCGGAATGTAGTCAGTAACGAAATATGCCGCGTTAGCTGTCAGGCTGCCGTTAGTCGAGAGCGCATATCCGTCGTTAGCCCGGTTTTTATCAAACAGGTTTCGTACCAGAGCGTTCGCACGTGAGCTAATATCAATTGCCTGCGCCAGGGCAGTTCGTTTGGCGGAGAAAGGGTCGACCAGACCGGCCCCAATGTAACCAGCAGGAAGAGAAGTACCTTTAATTAGCATCTGTCCGGATTTGCCAGTGCTCAGCGTCTGCGAGAACCGGATATAACGAGTCCTGGCTGGCGTGGTAAATACAGTCCCCGCAGTGCGCCTGCAACATAGGAAATGAAATTGCCCTGTAAATCATAAAATGCCAGTTGTGACACATTCACAGCGAAAACATACTGCGTACCGTCGAGTACGGGTATCATGTCACTCACAAAGTACGCCGCATTTGCAACCAGCGAGCCGGTAGAGCCAACCGCAAAACCATCCGTAGTCCGCTCTTTGTCGAAATAGTTAATGACCAGTGAGCCGCGCCCTACATCAGAATAAATCTGCCCAGTCACCGCACTGACAGAATCCAGATATGACTTAGACGGCATCTGCCGCCCGGTAGGCTGCAACGTCCCGCCGTTGTTGATTACCTCAACAGCCAGCGCGCTATCGTCCGGGCTACGGTAATACGTCGTAGAGCCTGGCGGAATATTCACGATATCCGCCTGCGCCGCCGCCAGCGTCTGGTATTGCTTACTGAGCGGGATCAGGTTCTGCCTGACCTCATCGTTTTTCGCCATCATCTGGCGCCAGGTATCGAGCGGCTCCCCGCCGCGGTCAGGCACGGTACCGGCAGGCCCACTAATCAACTGATCGGCCCGCTTCACGTTTTCCATAAAAATATCGGGGTCAGTGGTCTGCCCTACGGGTGGAACATAGGCCATGTTTTTTTGCTCCAAAAAATAGCGTTCGCCTAAACGAGGGTTTAAGCGAATAAAGTTAATCGGGGGTTTTAGTGGGTGTTACGCGACGTTGCGGGGTATGTGGCGTTGTCGTACTGATAGAAGATTTTTTTTATATTCCGGGGCGGTGATCTGACAGTTCCCATCGCCTACTGGCGCTATATCCTGAACTATCCCATGCCGGGCGCCCTTCTCGCTGTCACAGAACAGCAACCGCGGTGGATCAATATCAGGGTCATCCATAATCCAGTCTTCCGGGTGCAGATCGTCGTTATACGGTACTGTGAGGTATAGTCGTCGATCCTCTGTGGTGTGAGTAGCCGCGAAGCCCCAGAATCCTGAAACTGTATCCAGCAGCGCGGGTTTGCATAGCTCCAGTCGAGAGGCTCGGTAACATGCAGCGTGACTTCCTGCGTGTCATACATCATTGCGTCAATTAAACAACTGCGTGTTTTCCCGGTCAGAATATCGTCAGAAAGAATGATGTGATCGCCAAACTCATGACACCAGCCCAGCATTTCGGTTGTTGTCGTGTACGTCCGGCGTTGATGCAGATATTTCATGAGACGGCGCATACCAATGCGATATGCCCTGTCTGCGCTCATCACCACATCGATTTTGTAGGATTCGACCTTGCGCGGGTAAGGATTACCGGGCGCGCGACATTGCACGGTTTCCTCCGCCCATGTCGTGGGGTTGATGTATTTCACGTCCACACCGTCGAAATCATCGTCAGTCAGCGCACGGAAAGCCGTCTGCATTTCTTCAACCGTATCCTGTGGCGTGATAATGCCGGACCAGTTTTTGATCCCCTCCCGACCAACAGATAGCATCCCATCCGAAAGCAGGAAATAGCCCATGCCGGCCTCAGCTATCTTGTCGAAAATATCTTTCGCCGACGTGCTGTCGAGGTATGCCTGATGATCGAAATACTCACCTCTCGGGGTCCAGTAGGTGGACTCCAGCATGTTGATGGTAGCCATGTCGATCTGATCGTCCCGATAGCCCAGACTATGAGCAAGATGATAAAACGCACCGCTGATAGTCCGGTCGCCGCCGCCGTCATAGTTCCGTGTTGCCACTACGCTGACGCGCTTGTCTGATTGGGCGGCCAGCTGTCCGCCGGTCTCAACCGTGATACCGATCGTAGAGATGCCTGCATAAGAGGTTGGGCGCGCCAGTAACCGCCCGGAGAGTGATTGCCAGAACATGGCATCACGGGCATTGTTCGAGCCCTGCTCGTTACGGCGGCGGCAGCGGACCTCTACCAGTCCCGGTGCGTCAAGATTAAATCTTTCAGTGAAGCCCAACCCGTTGACGTTCTGCAGAGCATAGACTCCCTGTTTGCTGGCCCAGCCGGAGCCAGAGCCATATACGCGGTACTGGATTTCCCATTCAACGTGACGAATGCGTTTACCGCCTTTGTTGTTGAAGCCGCATATCCCGTTTGGAAACGAAAAATTCACCTCGAAAGCATCGATCACTTCGTTTTGAGGGCAGGCCAAAAATGGCCCCATCCACGTATTGTTGTCGTTAATACCCGATGCCGAAAAATCAACGACGGTGCGTGTCGCAAATCCAGGCCAGGTATTATCGACCGCTCCGTTAACAAAGCGCTGAACAGATGCAGTTGGACCATCAACCGATGAAATTCTGTATTCATTGCCGCGGTGGGCCAGAGCTATTCGCAGGGTCCCGTCTGGAAGACCGGAAAAGGATGTTCCCGACTCATACGCCAGTGTTACGCTGGCCGTAATCGCCGGCGTACCGCCGCTGGATGCCGTGCCGGCAGTAAATTCCGGCGAATCGCCAAAAACGGAAAACGGGAGCGGTGAAGCAGTGATGGAACCACCGCGCCACGGACTCGATAACTCAACGATACGCACCACTCCGCCGTCATCGTGGGCGATTAACCCTGACCCGGTCAGTCCTCCGTTAATCGCCGCGAGCAACCCCGACATAGTGCCGTAATCAGCCACCAGCGAAACGGTATACGTAGTCCCCTGCCAGGTCACGGTAAACGTCTGCCCGACAGTTGAAAAATCATAAGTGGTCGGCGCCGCATTCCCGCGCAACACCGCGGCAGTTCCACCAACGCCCGGCACGGCATTCTGATGCGGCGTAAACGATGCAATCTGCAGGTCATAATCAACACCGCTGAAGTTCAGCGTCACGGGCATACCGACATACGGGGCACACTCAGACAGCATGTCGCTGGCCAGCACGTTCGCGCCGGCAACGGTCGATACCTGAATATTGAGCGGAGCCAGCAATGTAACAATTGCCCCTTCAACCCAGGATGGAGGCAACTTGTTTGCATCATTGTTACTGTCGTTATCGTCATCAACGTCAAGGCCGATAAACGAAACAGAGCTACCGGATACTGTCATTGAGTCAGCGATAATATCGCTGGTTTCTGGTGCCGTCTGGGCCATATCCAACCCAGATCCGCTCGATGTACCGCCCACTTCAGTAGAATTAAACCAGCATTCACTACGATGATCGCCAGCAACGTTTTCGCCAGGTCCGTACCCTGTGAAACTAAAACCATCACCCAGCGTAAGCGCCGGGGTTTCACCCACCCGAAAATCACCACCAGCATAAGAAAACCGGCCATAGCCCAGGCAAACAAACATTTCCACGCGCATTATGGTCGGGTCGTTCGGGTCAAAGCGGGTCATGGGTTGTACCAGATAATCCGCGTAAATCCTGTTGCGACCGAACGCCTCTCTGATTGGGTCGCCAAGCTTTGCCGTGTTCGCTTTTGCCGGGTTCAGGTCAAGTGAGGTGCCATTGTTAGATGAAAACCCGCCCAGCTCGGGTTTTGGAGCGAAAAACAGCGCATAGGCTGTCGATGCTATCGAGACAGCGATCGATACCCACACCGCGATTTCCAGCCCGGTACCGTACGGGACAGGGTATATCCTGACATCACTGTCTGGCTGCAGGTAACATAACGGCCATTCATTCGGCGGTACAATCTGACCGCCGAGCTCAACAGTGATAGGGTGCGCTTTTTCCAGCGAATAACTCGGGACGTTTTTCGACATCCATTCGTGCAAAGTCAGGGTGCCGTGTTCGTGCCGCTCCAGCGGCTCCCCCGGAAGTCGGGAGGGGAAAATCCTGATTGTCATTGCCAGAACTCCACGCGGTTAAATCGTCGAACGAAGCGCGCCAGCGGCAAAAAAAGTGACGTGCGTTCCTGGGTTGCATTCCGCGACCTGCAGCTGGTTATCCAACTGCACTACAATCCCTACGTGTGTGACAGTAGATCCAGAATAGCAGGCCACACCGGCGCCTAAGCATGGTTCGCAGCACGTGAGCGATTTCATGAATTTCCGGGCTTCGCGGTCGAGGCCTCCTTCGTCTTTCGTGACGCCAGCGAAGTCTGGCCACAATGGCAGGTCGAGATCTTTACGAATTTCATTAATGATTCCGAAACAGTCGAGTTGCGGGTATACGCGACCGCCTTTCAGCCAGGTGACTGACCGGTATTTTTCAGGGCTAAACATAGGGGAAACCTCAAATCAGTAGCGTAAGCCAGGATGCTCGGCGAGGTTGTATCGGTTACGCGGCCACGCCGTTTTAAGGATGTTCATATACCCCGCAGTGACCTGAACGGATGTTTGTGTCCAGGAGCCGGACTTTACATCAAGGGTATAAGGCGCAGCGGCAGGGGCTGATAAATCGGTTGAGATATACCGGCGAAACGTCAACGTTGCTGACTTCATTTCATCGAGCAGATTATCGATGGCGTCAGATACTTCACCATCGATATTGCTGATCGCAAATTTTAAATCCTGCGTTCCATCGGCATTGCGGGCGGGTAACGCGACGTCAATCGCACATCCCTCAAACGTCGCCGTTTGACCATTTTCGAGCGTAACGGAAACATTATCCCAGCCGCTGGTCAGCCAGTAATTTTGATCGCCGGCTGCAATTTGCAGCGTATCGTGAATGACTTCCGATCCGCTGCTGGCATAGAGTCTTTCGAGTATGGTCATGCTTTCGGCCACTCTTTGTTCAGTGCGATATCCAGCAGTGATTGTCCAGCCAGCCATTCCGGGTAATTCCCCCAGCCCACCGGCGGCAATGGTCGTTCCCAAAGCTCCAGGGTTGCACTGTATTGCCAGTATTTTGGAGAGACGAGCGTCGGTCCTTCGTAGATATCAACAAACCTGGCTTTGTAAGGTTTAACTCCAATTGGAGTCTGCAGCCTTATGTAAAACCAGGACTGTCCATCTTTCAGCGCATCCCGGAAAAACGCCTCAAACACCTGCGCCAACGCGTCAGTCTGGAAAATCCATTTAACTGAGGCCTGGGTCGGTGTTGAGGTGTAAAGACGCCGCTGGCGTGCGCGGCCAGACGTCATTTCCGTGCGTTTAAGTGGCGATATCGGTTTAAACCCGTAACCGTCCATGAGAGGCATGCAGGTAATCGTCCGGGTAGATAATATCTGCCATGAATATTCCCTCCGGCAGGTAATCAGGTGGGCTTTTTGGCTTGCAGATTCGAGTAAATCGCCCGCCCGAACTTCTTCTGCGGGTTATTTACCTCGGCAGTTAATGTGTTAACTATCCGCTGTTCAAGAGCATCATTCCTTCGCTCAACGGCCTGCATCGTTATGTCGTCCGGTTTACCGCTAAACGTGCTTCGGGCGTCTACGTTGACAGCTATCCGTGGCTGCGCCTGAATCTGACTTGCTGCGTTCTGTACCGCCGGTGACTGACGACCTACTGCGCGAACCCCAAGCGAACCGTCCGCGCCACGAGTAAGTGGCATGATGGCTTCTGGTCCCGCCTCACCGAATACGCCAGCCCCTTTTGCAAACGCAAAATACTGCGGAGTGCTGTATACGCCGCCGCTGTATGCAGAAAGCGACGGAGAATCGTAGACGCCGCCCAGAGCGTTAAACGAGAAATTTGCGCCAGCACTCTGGATAGCGGTTCCACTGCTTGCCGAACCTGCGCTTCCCAAAATGCTACTAAACATGCTTCCATAACCCCCGCCAACCATCGACAGAATGGCTTTCGTAATCAAAGCCTGCGTGGCTACCTGGATCAGCGTCTTAATAATGGTTTCACCCATAGACGTGAAAACGTTCGAAATGCCTTCCTTGAATGACACTGCCCCAGTAAGAACGTCGGTCATATTGTTGGAAATAGAGTTAGTGGCGTTATTGAGAATTTCGCTCGTCGCTGATGCCGCCATTGAACTGAGATCAGCAGCCTGATCCACATAATTCATCAGTGAATCACTGATACCTGCTCTCCAGTCCGACTGCTGCTCATCAACTTTTTTGTAGTAGTCCTCCTGTATTGTCAGCCTTTCATCAAGCGCTGTTTTCAGGGCTTCCGTTTGCTGCTTATAGAGGTCTTCAGATATTTCACCCCGACTGAAGTCACGCTGCAGATCACGCTGCTGTTTCAGAAAGTCAGTGCGAATATCAGCCATTTCCTTCATGCGATCGCGGGCTTTATCCCCCGCCCCCGCACCGAGGAAATCAATATTCCCTCTGTCGCGAGCAGCTGCGTTACTGTCAGCCAGCCCCTCACGGAACGTTTTTAACTGTTCAGCAATGTTTTTCTGGTCGATAAGCGCAGCATTATGCAGAAGGGTTTCTTTTTTTGGCTTTATCGAGTGAAGCCAGCTCACCCTGAACAACCTGATATTTTACTTTGGCTAGCTCGTTATTTTGCCCGCCAAGAGCGATTTGCTCACGTTGCTGTTTTATCAGTCTGGAATAAGTATCCTCAGTTTTCTCTGCATCAGACTTACCGCGCGGCTTTTTATGGGACTCGTTGAGATTAAAATCTGTAGCTGCATTACCCTGAATAGCAGCAATTTGCGCGTCCTGCCCTGGAAGAACATTACCTTTATTATCTGTTCGGACAGCACCTTGCTTGATAGCATCCTGAAGGGCCTTCAGTTTTGCACGTTCAACCCCTTCTTTTTGAGAAAGAGCTATGCTCTCCTTCTGTTGTTTTATGAAATTGTCATAAGCTGTGTTAGTTTGAGCGGCAGCGGGCTGTCCATTTCCTGAACGTTTCTTCAATTCATCCATGAATTGAATCGTAACTGATAATGAAGTTGCCATTGCTTCATTAACATTCAGTGCGCCAATTATCGAATTTTTGATTTTATCAAAAGCTATTGCTGACGCCTGAACTTTAGAAGCCAATTCTGCTTGTAATTTATTCTGCGCATCGACAGCATTGTTTAGCTGAGATGTAGTATCAGCAATATCTCGGGATATTTTATTATATTCACTCTGATATTTAGCGGCGTTCTGCAAGTGACCATTGTTTTCAACGTTCTGAACTCCCATTTGACGCGCCAATGTAGTGTATTCCTGAACTTTCGCGGCTGCTTCTGCCTGCGCGTCTCTCAGGTCCTCCAACTTATCCTTAAGCGCATCAATAGAATCACCGGAATCAGCTACTGAACCTCGAAGCTGTATTGCGCTCATCGTTTTTGATTTTTCCACCACTTCATCAAGGGTGGAGGCGTACTGTATAGCCGACTGTCGAGCCTGCTCCTGATTCTGATACCACGTATACCATGCACCGGCACCCAGCATCAGAATACCCGGAATACCACCAAAGAGGGAGGATACGCCGGCCCATGCGGTTCTCGTTACAGAGGTGAGCGCATTAAGCCGTTGATTGGCTATTGACAGCTCATTGACCGTGGCGGTTTCCGCTTTATTCGCTTTGACCATCTCCATTGAGTTTCTGGCAAGTAGCGTCCTGATTGATGCGCGTTGTTTTTCAGTCTGCGCCAGTTCCAACTGAGCGACCAATGACCGCTGATTTGACAGTAGCAGCGATTTTTCCGTTTCAATCTGAACAAGTGAGGCGTTTGCTCCTTCAATTTTAGCCGCAGTGCTGGAAATTTCAGCCCCTCTGGCCCTAATCAGCTCTTCGGTGTATGATTTCAGTTGAAGCGTCCAGTTTCCCAGAAACCGGGTCACACCTACGGCTGTTAACGCACCGGCGGCCATTGCTACCGTATCAATGTTCTCAGCCAGAGAGTCAAGTCCACCAGCAAGCGCAGAGGAAGCACCATAAGCATCGTTTGCACCACCAACCAAGCTAGAAAAGCATTTTCAACCTTTTGGGTTGAGCCTGAAACCGTTTTTGGCATTGAATCAAATTCAGCCTGCATCACCCGTAACTGAGCGGTAATAGCTGGAACCACTTTATCTATTGTCAGCAGTCCGTTATCTGCCATCGCCTTGAGGTCTTTGCGGGCAACACCCATACCTGCCGCTAATGCACGGATGATCCGATCGCCGTTTTCGTTAACAGAGTTGAACTCCTCCCCGCGTAATACCCCCTGAGCCAACGCCTGGCTGAACTGCGTGATAACCGAACTGGCCTCTGACGTGCTGGCCCCGGATAATTTAAGGCCGGTACTGATAGCCTCGGTGACTTTCAGTACATCGCCAGAGGAATAACCGAACTCACGCATGGATGCAGCCGATCGAGCAAATAAACCTGCGTTATCACTGAACGCTGTCCCTGTTTTCTGGCTGATATCCATAAGTAATCGTTGGGAATTGGAGAAATCATCGGTTGATGTTGACGCCTGTTTTAAACGTGCATTCACAGAACTCCACTCATCAGCAAGGGCGATAAGGTGCCCAGTTGCAAAAACTCCGGCAAACGCACCAGCCATACCCATAGCTGCGCTTTTAGTTTCTGACAATTGTGCAGATACTTCTGCAAGCGCCTGTCTTGTTTCACGTGCAGATACAGCAGCCTGCCGCCCTCCTCTCTGCATTGTTTTATAGTAATCCGACCCCATACGAGAGGCGCGCGCGATCTCTGTCTGGAAGGATTGGGAGTTAGCAGAAACTTTAATAATTAATTCACGCAGGGTTGCCATTTCCAAACCTCATAAAAAAACCCCGCAATGCGAGGTTTTCGTTTAAGTTATTTTCATGAGCATGTTTTCATATAGTAACTTATTTCACCAGGAGATGGATCGTTGTATATATTTTTTTACGGAGACCGAATATTCTACGCCTTTTGAGAAAAAGCCTTTTGACTTCATTGATATATTAATCAGAAATGGTTTGTATCCTGTGTAGGCACCATATCCATTTTTTGCGTTATACTCTCCGCATACAGTTCCTTTTACATAATCATTATTATCATTACTTTTAATGTATTTGATATTCCTAAATCTTACGCTTTCCGGATCTTTCATTTCTGATGAAATTTCATTTTTAGCTATTTCCGTAGCTTTTTCTTCACCAGGCTTACATCCCGAAAGCACAATAATGGATAACGCCATAACAATTAATTTTTTTCATGCCACGCCCCATCGGTAGAAAGTACTCAAATCCTACCATTGGTTAAGTGAGACTTCAGCTATCATTGTTTGTTCAAGCTGATGCAGCAAGCAATGCCGCCTCTAATCCGGCAAATGGATCGCTGTTGTCGCTTGCCTCGTCCTCTTCTGTGCTCCACTGAAGCTGCGCGTCTTCAATGGTGAGTTTTCCGCCTTGTGCGCCGTACACCGCTGAAACCAGCTGTGCATTGAGAATATCGCCACGGATATCACCGATCGGGCTGATACGATCGTATTCAGCCCATAACCTGAATTCCCCTACCGTCATAGTTTGCCGCAGTTCGCCCAGCGTGCGTCCCATCCGGAGCGCCAGCGACATCAGGAACTGCATGCCAGGCATTTTTACTTTGCTTTGGCATCATCCGCGTCACGAATGAGATCGAGTGCCTGCTTTAACAGCCGGGAATGTACAGGACCATAGATCGCTTCAACCTGTTCGGTATCATCGACGGTGAAAACGTACTGCAGGTCGGTATCCAGCAGAATATCAATGAAGAGCGTGACATCTGCCCGCATCGAGCGAAAGGCACGCTCAGCCGGGGTTAGCTCTGGCGGTTCTGGTGTTTCCTGCCCCTCTTCCGCTTTAGGCGGTTCTGGTTCGCAATTGCCTGCCAGCGAATCCAGGCTTCTGCCGATGGTTCACGAATGATAACTTCGGCATTACCCCACTCTGGAACGGTTACTGATTTTTTTTGCGAAAACCCGCCATTGGGGCCAGCGCCAGCGCTTTAAGATTCGGTTTTGTCATTAAGTTTATCGCCGGTTCCCCGGCGCTCCATTAACTGATGGTGACGGTGTGGTCAGCAGAGGTAATAACTGTGCCATCGGCATCAGTAACGACGCAGGAATAAACGCCTGCATCGCCTGATACTGCGCTGGCCTTATTAAACGTTGCGCTGGTCTGCCCGCTGACTGTAGAAGAACCTTTTTTCCAGACATAGGCATAAGGTTCCGTGCCGCCCTGGACGACCACGCCCATTGTCAGAGCGCTTCCTACTGCGACCGTTTGGGATGCTGGAAGGTCTGTAGCAAAAGACAGGACACCCGGGGCATTAATATTGGTTGGCTTGCCTTTCAGACGCAGCGAGAACGTTGCGGCTACCACACCATTGGTTTGAGAATCCCAGGTATGCTGACGTACCTCAGCGCGCATCAGGAACCCGTTACCAGACGGGAAAATAACCTTAAATCCATAAACGCCGTCGTTTTCGTATGCCTCACGAAGCGCATCCTGCGCCGGGTTGCGATAGAAGTTACCCGAGAGAGACATTTCCGACGGAGCAGGAAGGCCGTTGATATTTTCTGTTTCATCAGAACAAAGCGCTGTCACGTCAATATCGTTTTTCTGCCCGGCGGTAAAGCTGGCCTGTTTGATGGTGCAACTCAGGTTGAGCCAGGTCGCAGTATCCAGCTCTGCCGCAGTGGCCGGTACGGACGTAATCATTACTACCGTTTTTTGGGCACGTTCATAAAGTGCTGACATCGCAGCCTCCATAAATGAAAAAAACCGCCAGCGGCGGTCGGATTGGATTGGTTTCAGTCAGGCAATGACTGTTATTTCGAGGGTTGCCCGATGAAGATGGGTTGTCGTGTCGTAGCCAGGAATTTTTGTCACCTCGACAGGTGAAAGAACCTGCAGGCGAGCCAGGGCATCCAGGCGTAACGCTCTGGCTTCGTCATTCGTTTCACCCCATACATCAACCTGAATGCGCAGTGTCGACTCTGCCTGGCCGCAGAAAACATCCCCGGCAACATCAGTCGGTATCGAGAAAATGACATAGGGAGTGGAAACTGCAGGAAGTCCGTCGCTACCTAGCGGCACCACATACGGATAAACCCGCCCGTCTGCCAGCGGCGACAGCAGGTCATAGATATCATCCTCTGTCATTTCGCCAGCACCTCATCAATCGCCTTGTTCATTCGGTTCATTGCTGCCTGTGCAGCCTCTTCCTGCCGGGTATCAAACGCAGGACGCACAAAGGGATGTGCCGGGGCCGTAGATGTTCCCAGCTCCACGAAGCGCCAGTAGAAAGCATTCCGCTTGTTGCTGGCCTTCATGGTGTTGTCGCTGTTCCCTGTTTGTGGATTAACACCGCGAATATGCACACCTGATGCGATTTCACCGCGACGGCGGCTTTTCTGAGTGACGACAACAACATTTTTCTTCAGCTTGCCGGTTTGCTCGGGAGCACGATCAATCACTTCCTGTCGGAGCACTTCAGCCCCGGCGCGGGTCGAATCCCGGAGGACTTTATTGTTTTCAGCTTTGCTGAGGGTTTGCAGGTCTCGGGCGATATCTTGCAAACCGGAAAAATCCAGATTCACATCAATCATTTTTCGGTCCCCTGTTTGCAGAGAATTTCCAGTCGGGTACCTTTGATATCAGGAACCGGAGGACCGGTAACGTTCAGGATGGCGTCTTTGAATGGACCTGCCAGCACCTTCAATCTTGACCTGGCGGTGATCTCATGATGGTAGCGGGTCCATACACGAATTGTTGCATCGGCCTGTTCTGCACCAGCAGACAGCAGTTCCCGCCCACTGATGCCTTTCACCTCTGCTGAAATGGTTTTTCCCTCAAGCCATTGCTCAACCGGCTGTCCAGAAGGAGTTCGCGTGGTAGAAAAGTTCATAATTACTACGCGGTGCACAAAACGACCTGGCTCCATTATCCCCCCTCGACTTCATCAATTTCGCCTCTCCAGTTTCTTACCTGAAATAACAGATCATGGGCCTCTGGTTGGCATAAAGTTGAGTCTCTGTCTGCGCTCCGCGATGTTCAAAGGCATCACAGAAAAATAAGAGCATGGCGCTGACAACCTGCGAAGGGAGATCGTCGGGCTGTTTCCAGCGTGGTTCGTCGCAATATGTCAGGCAGTAATCCAGCGCACCCTGAGCGTAACGGGCAATAAGCGCATCGCGGTCATCTGAGTCAAACTCAATGTGCTGGCGCAATTCTTCAATTGAAACCACATCCAGAGCATTAATCGTCATGCGTTAAAGGGCGGTTTCCCGCCCTCCTCCATTAACCACCAGCAGGTTCTGTCGCAAAGGTACCTTTAATAAGCGCAGACGGGCGATAATGCGCCAGCGCCAGACGCTCTTCACATAGGATAGTGAGCATGTTTTTCACGAAGTTGTCGCGGTCTTCACGGCTCACCTCAATGGTGGCATCCATTCGATCCCAGACCTGAGAGGCCATATCAAAACCACCGACGGTAAAGGTCCCCTGAGTCTGAGCGCGGGTAGGAACGACCGGAAGCCCCCACATGATGTTGCTGGTAAACGCCTGCGGTCCGCCAAAGAGATATCGCCCTTCGTTATCTTTCAACAAGGCGATATTGTGCCAGTCACGGGGGTTGAGGATGATGCCAGAGGCGCTGAATTCGGATTCAGTTACCTGGAAAATGGCGTGAGCATGATGTCAGCACGCGTATCACCTGTAACGTTCAAATCCGTGTCATACGCCGTTGCAACATGGTTGATACCCTCCAGGTCATCACCGCTGCCATCACCGTTTAACAACTGGCGCTCTTCTTCCAGAGCCAGACCATACAGCAGGCGGTTGTTAACATAAGATTCAAGCATCGGCGCATCATCCATCACCTGACGGGAAGCCTGAATCCAGTGAGCAATGGTTTTAACGTTGGCAGTCTGCTTGGTGAATGTGATGTCGGATTCTGGCTTGAGCGCTTTTTCCGCCACGCTTGCAGCATTGTTGGTAAAAACGTTTTCACGGACATATTCCAGTGAATTACTGGAGATACGCCCCTGAGCCAGCAGATCACGGATGGTCAGGCGACGTAAGCCAGGCATAATGATGCCAGGAACCTGCATCGGCTGAATGAGAGACCCGGCAGATGCAGCGCCACTTCCCAGTGATTTATTAAAGGTGCTCGCTTCAAAGTTACCTTTACTGCCATTCCAGGACTTAACCAGCTCTTCTGCTGCACGTTCTGAGAAGGATTTCTTTTCACCCGGATTTTCAGGACCGGAAGAAAGCCGCTGTTCGAGATCAAAGAGACGCTGACCGGTTTTGGTCATCTCCTCATTAACCTTCGTTATATCATCCTGCAATTGTTTGGAGATCGTGCCATTCTGCTCGATCTGTTTTTTTTGTTCGTCGAAAAGCCCTTGCAGCTTAGTTTGTGATTCTTCCAGGGCTTTCTGAATTTGAGCGAGTTCGGACATATTAATTTCCTAATGTCTGATGAAAATTAGAGATGCTCTTAAGCAGAGCGCTGATATCTTTGTTTTCGTCGCATTCGGACTCGCTCCGAACCGCTGACTTAAACCGGGCGATAAGCCTACTGCCTGTGACTTGCTGAGACCGACTGAATCCCTCAGCCAGGCTTCAACATCACGAATGGTTTCAATACCGTCGATACTTTTCATAGAATCCACACCCGCCAGCTCGTTCGCCGGAAATGTGCAGACGCTGATTTCTTTTAGCCATGAAATGTTTTTGAAGATGCGACCACCATTAGCTGGCGAAATGCTGTAGTCGTCTTTTGTTACCGCAAAACCAACCGACATTCCCTCGACCGTACCGTGAAGCATGGCTGCTTTAAGATCACTGGCCGCGCTATTTCCGGGGGTCAGCTGTCCACGAACATAAAGACCTTTACTGTCTTCTTCGAGGGCATCCCATTTACCAACCGGAATTTCCCATTGCCGATGATTAAAAAACATCGCAACTTTGCGCGTCTGTTTTTCAAGCGTGTTTTTGTAGGCTCCTGAAAGAATAATATCGCCGTCTGAATCTGTATTACCGAATACAGAGGCATATCCCTCAAAAATTCCCTGCTTACCATCTCCGGCGAATTTAATTTCTGTTTCATCGAAAGAAAGCGTTTTGATGATGTCAGGCATCATGGCCCCCATAAAAATTAAGCCCCGTCATTGCGGGGCTGTGTGTTATTACCTAGATCTGTAATGGGCACATATTGCGCCTGGCGCATGGCGACATCACCGCCAGGTACCGGAGGGTAGTTATCCAGTCTCCGCATTTCGTTTATTGTCCGTAATCCTGCCTCGCCCATAGCTTTCATGAAGGCCGCACGTGATGCAGAATCACCTCTCAACAATCCGTCCAGGTTGTGCTCTGCGTGATATACGCCGACTTGATCCGGTTTCAATAACCAGCGTTGGATTCCGTTTTCCCAACGGGATATGTATGGCTGCAGTGTGTACTGAAGGAATCCCAGATTCTGTTGCTCAATCCCGGTCCCCCAACTGGTACTTTTCTCTACATCGCCTACCAGATGGGGAGGAACGCCAAAGAATCGCGCAAGTTCGCTAACCTGAAATTTACGGGAAGCCATTGTCTCTGCATCCTGAGCTGACGCCGATATCATGAGCCTGAAAATTCGCCTCAAGTATCCAGAGGCGTTTCTTCACCGGACCACCAGCGATTTCTTTAAAATTGTCCTCCAGCTGAGTACGTTGCTCTTTTGTCAGAACCCGATCCCCAGTGGTTAATATTTTGGGAGACTTTGCGCCATTTGCATAAAACTCTCGCTGCTGATCCTCCATAGCCACGGCAACCCCGGCTGATTTGCAGGCGTGAGCTATTGGAGACAGGCCTACCAGGCCACTAAATCCGAAGCCTTTAAGGTGAAAAATGTCCTTTTGATTGAAATTCGCGTACTCAGCATCACGCCGATAGCGATAGATAATCTTCTTTCCTTCGAGCCTGACATCCATATTTGCCGACATCAGAGGAAGCAGGCTTATGACATCTCCCACAGAATTACGCTCTATCAAGGCGTAGGCATTTCCATAAAAGCAAAGCTGCATTGTCATGGCCTCACGAAACTCCTGCGCGGTCATGTATTGATTTGGAGAGTACCGGAGCAGACGTGCAAGCGGTGTATTCAGGCCAACTTTCTTTCGGTTATCATTTTTATCGGTTTCGAAAACATCCAATGGCAAACAGGCAGTCAGGGTGGAAATAAGGGAGACGCAGCGCCAGACCGTCGATATCTGCAGAATGCGCTCATCGGTTATCTGGGAGTCGCCCAGCACGCCGCTGGCAGATACAGGGCCAGTTTGCGACCCCTGCTCTGGCGTTACCAGCGACCACCAACGAACCAAGATGCTACTCTGGCCCACAAGCCATTATTGGTTCGTAGATCAATGCTGTATTTTGTATCGTCCATCACATGCTCAACGGTTGTGAGAAGAAGTCGTCAATATCACCATCATCAGTGACATCACCTTCGGAAGCGCCTATTGCCATTGCAGAAGCCACCACACCATCAATTCGGCCCGTGCTCTTTTTCTTGGCAAATATGCGGTTTTCCTTCTGGTCTGCTTCGGTAACAGCGGAAGCTGCATTCCATCGAAGGCAGGGATTGGTTTTAATAATGATTTCGCCGTCATCCAGGTATTGCTCGAATAACTCAATAGAATGAGGCATCCACAACCCAGATTCCTGCGCTTTGTAGTAACCCTGGCCGTGAGGTATCAGAGGGACAGATACGTTAGCCTCCTCCAGCTCCGGCTCAAGATATTTAATTCGGTACTGGTCGAAAGCGATCGCTTTGATATAGAACATCTGGGAAAGGTCTGATATTCGCTCAGCAACGAAACCATATTTAACCGCCTTACCTGGAGTGGTGTGAATAAATCCGTCACGCTCCCAGGCATCATAAGGTACCCGGTCCGTTTTAGCCCTTTCCAGCAGAGTATCTTTCGGCGTCCAGAACTCTACGAGCAGGCGGCGCTTTTTCGGGAAAAACAGCGCCAGCGCCGTAAGGTCACGTGAGCCTGAAAGATCAAGACCTCCATAGCACTCCTCGCCCTGTAACTCCTGCAGGTCAAAGTCCTCTTCACACCCCATCCACACATCGCTGCTCATCCAGGGGTTATCGGCATCCACCCACTGACAGAAGTTTAACCGCCGAACAATACTTTCCTTCGACGGCATCCCCCGAGCCTGAGTAACCTGCTCACGCAGGTAACGATCGGTAAAAGTGTGACCAAGTGAGGGGTTTGCTTTTTTTCCAGCAGGACTCATCCTTGAAAGGGTCTTCTCCTTCATCCAGGGAGCAAATGAAAGAAAAGAAACTATCATCCTCAATTGAGCCTTCGGCAACCTTCCGCCCATACTCGTGATAGTCGTAGCAGACACTGGTTTTGTCGTGTCCGCTGTTAGTGATCATGAAAATCAACGCCTGGCGACGACCTTTCGTCCCGGCACGCATCATTTCCACAACCTGGTTACTTTTGTGCTCGTGAATTTCGTCAATCAGAGCACAGTGTGGGCGTGGCCCTGACTGCCCATCATCCGAACTGATAGGCCGGAAAAATGAGCCGGTCTGAAGAAATGCAAGGTTCCACTCTTTACCCGCGCCGCCTGATTTATTTATTCGTTGTGCTAACGCAGGGGACTGATCCACCATCGCGACAGCATCACGAAAAAGGATCATAGCCTGGTCTTTTTTTCGTCGCCGCTGCGTAGACTTCCGCGCGAGGTTCTTTGTCGGCAACCAGACAGTAAAGAGCAATACCCGCAGCAAGTGGAGATTTGCCAGAGCCTTTTCCTGACTCGACGTAAGCCATGCGGTACCGGCGATAGTCGTCTGAGTTTTTCCAGCCGAATATCGAACCCACAATAAAGCACTGCCACGGCAGCAGGTTGAAGGACTTACCTTCATGCTCACCGCCGTTGAGCTTCAGTACTTTGGAAAAAAAAGTCGATGGCACGTTGCGCCGCTGCAACATCCCATACCAACCCACGAGCATGGCAGGATTCCAAATCTTTGAGATGTCGTTTACAGGAGTTTCTGATATCAGGCCCGGCGATTTCTTTGCCGGAGTCTACATCCCGCGCATATTGCGTGGCGGGATCAACCGAAGAACTGGTTGAGCGGGTCTTCCTCTTTTTCTCCACCATCTACTTTTACCTTCGTTCTGGCTGCAGGTGTAAGACCAAATTCAACCAGATAACTTTTGAAACGGCGATCAGCGTCGGCCAGCATGGCCACAGCCGGATTTGCCTTAATCAAAAAGCCGCCATCGGTCTGCACCGTATATGTTCGGCCCTCATCGGCAATAGTGAGACGCAGCTGCAAAATGTCGGCATAAATATCGCAAAGACGCTCCAACGCCAGCGTATCTGCAACGGTCAGAATCCCCATTCCGTCGAGTAGCATGGTGAGTTTTCCCCAGGCTACTTTTCCCCAGTCGGTGAGATGCGCTGGAGGGCTGGGTATTTCTCGCGCTGGCGTGGGTTCTTTATCGTTGAGTTTTCGTTTTCCCGGATTACCGGTTACCACTTTGAGATGGGTCGGTTTCGGGCGTCTTCCTGCCATCGGAACCTCCCAGAAAAAAACTATTCATTTCGCGGTTGTGCACAAAAAGGATGGGCGGCGGTCATTTCGGGTCAGACTTCTGAACTTTTGACCTGCCCCTCCCCTATGGAATTGACGTCATCTGAACCAGTGAGAATTTGGATCAAGCGGAATACCGTTTTCATCGCAGCCGATAACGGTTCCGCGCTTCTCCATTCGCTGCTTCGTTGAGTCATGGTGCTGCTTACACAGCCCTTGCCAGTTCTTCCGGCTCCAGAAAAGCTTTTGCGCTTTCGCTATTGCCTGGCTGTCACCAGAGCGCAGAGCCTCTTTCAGTTTGTGCGGGATGATGTGGTCAACCACCGTTGCCGCTACCACCCTGCCTTGCTCCTGGCACATGACGCATAAGGGGTGAACGCGAAGGAAGATAAGACGCTCACGGTCCCACTTGCTGCCGTAGATGCGTGGCTCTTTGTTCATGAGTTTCACTCAAGACACCTATCAGGTACCATATAAAAACCCGCCGAAGCGGGTTGAATCATTCTTTTTACGATAATCGATCAGCACGCCAGTGCTTCAGTCGCTCTTTATTACTTTAATATCAAAGCTCGATCATGCGTGCTTTTCTTTAAAATAATATCCAATAATAAAACCTAACGATGTCCCGAGTGCCCCTATTACAATTGAAAGGATCTTATCCAACTCCAATAAATTGAGTTTCGATGCATCTTCAGTCAGGCCCGCTTTTTTTTAACTCGACAATCCAATGGACTGCAGCCCAATTGTAGATTAAAACAAAAAGACAAGAAAAAACTAACAACCCAAAAAAACCCCTCATAAATGTTAATGTTAAGGTGCTTCTCGTTTTTCCATCTCTAATCACATGGCTTTCAGCTTCTGCTTTATCCGCATGTTCGTCAGCTAAAACAGAATCTGTTTTAACCTCATGTAATTTATCCAGTATTGAACTGAGCTCAGTTGCTTTCATTTTGGTAGCTCGAAATAGTGTTTAATATATTTACACCGTTAACATAATCGTTAATGGCTTTATTATATTCCTCAGCCGCCTTAATAGATGCAGAAACTTCATCAGATATCGAGAAATAGAAATCTAAAATAGCCTGTTGTTCTGCCGTCCTTTCCCCCATATCAATATCACTAATTTCAGAAGCCTTGTTAAGTATTTTAGTAAGCAACTCTAGTTGTTTTTCTGAAAGAGTCTGCGCGCTTGTTCTAAATACTTTAAGCGATTCCATAGCATCTTTGATATTTTTTTGACTTAGACATATATTAAAACTCTTACGTTAAATATCAGTTATCTTCATTTTATACGAAAAAAAATCGCAATCATATAGCTTCTTATCAAACCTCTTCATTTTGGCTAAAATTTATGCAAACGTGCACATTCATACCATCACAGCACACGGACAATATCTTGGCAATTAGCCGTAACTAAGGAGTTGTGTGCCAGAATGTCGCGCTTGGTCTGCTTGTCCAGCACATCGATATCGTGGTCAGTAAGGTAGATGATCCGCACCCAGCTGCAGGCCGTATCAACGACTACCGGGGCGGGTGAAGTGCTCGCGCAGCTCCCGATCAACGTCGTCATCAGGCAAATGGCTAACAGTCTGCTGTACATCGTTGGCCTCTTTCGTGACTTCCGCCTTACGTTCTGCCGCAGCGATGGTAGCGGCGGCGTTCTCTTCGGTGCGCTGCTGATCAGCTTTGGCTTCCGCCCTACTGGTCCCGCGAACATGGCCGATGCCGAACGCACCAGCGATAGCACCCAGGATGATGACCACCAGCCCAGCAATAATTTCGAAGCTCATTGCTGCGGCACCTTCAGTTCGTCGGCCTTATCTTTCAATGCTGGCTGGCGTACGTATTGCGATAGCACGGCCAGCACCACCAGCGCAGGGCTAATAAGTGCCACGATGTTTGGAGGCAGAATGTTTTTAATGTCCGGCGGCAGCAGCGCCCAGGCGTGAAGAGCGGCATCCGGGAACGACTGAGCCCAAACACCAATCAGCGCGCCGACAGCACCCAGCCTCACAGACCACGTTTTCAGTAACAGACGAGAGTGAACAACAAATTCCAGACGGGTATATTTGCGCAGCAGCAACAGGACCAGCACGGCCACCAGCGCCAGCAGAGCGAAAATAATCATCTTCATAGGCTCACCCGCTCTTTGACCCAGCCATAAAGGAAGTCCTCATTAGCAGCCCGGCCTTCGGAAAGTTCAAGATATCGGGCGCCCTGGCTGCAATTCAGCCCTTTCAGCAGCGTGGTTTCACCATCTTTGCCGCGAACGGCAAGATAGCTTTTCAGCGCTGCAATAGTGATGTTGCCAATCGCGCCGTCCGGCTTCAGGTCTGGATATAGCTTGCCCTGCATGTTCAGCGCCGTTAACCAGCGCTGCAGGAATGTACTGACGACGCGAGGCCCCATGTTTACGCCGGTATCACACAATTCCTGTGCGATGGCTGGCGACAGTTCGGCTATGCGGTGGAAATTCGGTTCCGTCCAGTATTGCGACAGGTAAATGGCTTTGGCCGTTTCACGTGGCAATAACTTCATATCCCCGGTGTATTCGTAAGCGCGGGCTGTATTCTGTGTAATACCCCATCGGGTGGGACCGCCTTTATCTGAGGGGTTATTTACATAACCGCCCTCTTTTCCGAGGATACCTTCAATTGCTTGGTCTGCCGTCATTGTGCTTTAACTCCAGTAATGCGCTCCCAGAAATACGTGAGGGCAACAGAACCCATTGCACCACTTACCCCAGCAGATGCCAGAATCATGTAAATGCTTGCCCCACTTTCTATACTGATTAACCCTGCAATAACCCCGGCAAACGCCGAGACAACTATCTGAGCCAGGGCGTTTATCCAGCTCCATTTTGCTTTACCCTGCTTCACATCCATCAGGAATCGGACTAGACCACCCCAACCAGCAATGATCAGCAGGGTCAGCCAAGTGATCCCAGCCATGCTTTCTTTGTCTTGCATACAATTAGCCATGGTTTCACCGCCGGATTACGGGGTGTTTTATTGAGATTAAGAGAGTTGGAAGAAAATCATTTCAAATCAGCATGTATAATAACAACAATAAAACATTCAACATCTTCAATAAAATGAAATGGCCAGAATTTTTATGATATAATTGATATGATTAATATTATAAAAGAGGTATTTATGAATAAAAAAGAAAACATCAGCAGCGCATATAGAATACTTAAAGATAGAATGCACACCAATATATATTTAGTTCCAGAGTACTCTATTAATAGTACCCATCCATACTTTATTTGTGACGATGAAGGGGAAGTACTTTTTGTAAGCTATGAAATGGGTGTATGGGTAGAGATTGATGAAGTACCAAAGCAATCACTTAATAATTGCACTATATTAACTGAGGATAAGGCATTCATGTTTTCAACGCAAATCTGAGCCTACAGATGTAGGCTCACAATTAAGTGATTGCTCAGTTCGCTTTAACGTCCCGAGCCTATCACAATTCAAGCACTTTCTGCGCAACTATTCAAGTAAAATCTGTCGCCATTTGTGCCAAACATGTCACACATTGGTGCGTAAAGCATCGATTCCGCAAGATTAAGCCAAACATCGACCCTGCTCTCACAAGTCCGCAGGCACCATTCAGGATGTTTTTCATTAAGCTCTTTCGCCATTGCCTTCTTGCTCATACGATAGACATAGCGATCCTTGATAAGCTTATACAGGCCTTTATTCCCGGAACGCACAAGCTCAGCACTCAGAACTGAATCAATTTTCAATCCCTCCTCGTCAGTACAAAACGCCAGGCCGCTTTTATTTTTACCACTGAGGATTTCCTTTAAGAATGCTTCCAGCTCCGGTTTGGTAATGCCTGATTTCTTCATGCGGCGCAGAGCGTCATTGATCGCAGTCTTCGTTATCTTCCCGGACGCCAATAGCTGATTAAACATGTTGCCACCGCTACCGCCGCCAATATATGACCAGCGGCCCCACATGCGCAGCTTTCCCTGTATCCAGATACTTTCAAGAGTACGGAGCGAACCATTTCGCCAGATTTGCCAACTTCTGAGGGATTAATCATCTTGCGTCTCCACTTACGCCAATACGCCGATTGCCAGCGAACGATCCAAAAATCGAAACATCAGCTCCAGCTGTGAGCCGTATTTCGCCTCAAATGCCACGGCGTCAGCGTGCAACTCGTCGTGATGTGCTCTGCAAAGCGGCAACACAAACAGGTCGTGCGCTTTTGTTCCCATTCCACCTTGTCCGTGGCCTATCAGGTGGTGCGGGTCATCTGCCTGCTTGTTACAGCAAACACACAGCTGGGACTTAACCCAGCGTGTCCAGTTTTCGTTTACCCAACGGCGACGCTTTGGCCTCAGCATGAATGATTCAGGTGTTTCCGGGTCCACTCGCAGCGCCAGAATCTTTTTCTGCACGACTTCTGCAGCCGCTGGCCCAGGAGTTAAATCGCTCTCCTTCATCACCGACTGATGCTTAACTGGTGGTAAACGCAGTGCTTTATGAGCCAGTCCCTCCGGTATCACATGAGCCAAATCGTTGATGACCATCCACCAGCACAACTCAGGAATAGTCAGCGTATGGTCTTCGTTGAAGCCCAGCTGTGAGCGGATAACGGATATCATCCAGGATACCAGGTTTACCCGCGCTATACCTGCCAGTGTTTCGGTGTACTGGTCATGAACCAGATTATCGCAGGCCCAGCACAGGCGGATGCTGCCAGGCTCATGGCGGAATAGCGTGAAATTCTCGCTATGCCAGGTGCCATGTGGATACTGGCATTTAAAACTACGCTCAAGCTCAGCCTCCAGGCCGCCAATACCACCAGCGCGAATGATAACTTCCGGGTTCTCAAAAACAGTTAACAGCGTCGGGTCTTCTGCCAGTGGCTGGCTGGCAGGTGGAATTGCCCCCGTTGGATACTCTGAATAATTCTCCGGCTCCGGCTCAATGAGTACCCTCCCACGTCTGAAAAGGGGTAAAAGTTCAGTACCGGGACGGAACAGGACAACCCCCATTCGAGGGGCTATTTCTGGTGTAAGTAACGCTCTCACGCGTAATTACCTCCAGAGGAAATAAATCGCTTAATAGTGATTTCCACCTTCCCTTTCTTCGTTACATATCCCCATTCAACAAGCATACGTTTCACCTGGCTGTCATCCTCCCAGACACCGGTTTGAGTCAGCGCATCGAACAGCGCTTTGTTGTAGTTGTCGATGTCACGGCGGCGCTGATCCGGCGGGTACAGAACAATGTGAACTTCTGCCAGGTCACTTGACGGTCTTGGGACCGCGCGTAACTGTTCGATAATCGCCGCCCTGGCTGCTTTCTGGAACTTTCGACCAGTCTCGCTAACCATATGGCGTCCCTTCAGCGGTCCTTTGCTGGGAGCGCGCCAGTAACTGTTTACGCTTGGTGGAAATGGCAATGTCAGTTTCATGAAGCCCCCTTAAAGGATCGCCACAACATCCCGAGCGACTTCCCGCGTGGTGCCACTGCAGGAGATCGAACGACGCGCTTTGATAAATTCCAGGTTAAAACCATGCTCCCGGTACAGGTCGACAACCTTCGGGGCCGATGAGTTTGAAATAACTACCCGCGCGCCACGTTTGTGGGCCGCTACGCAACGATTCGCCAGTAACACCTGGTCATCCCAGGTAAAACCACCAGCGGCATACGCGGTAAATCCTGCAGTTCCCGGCATCGGCTCATAAGGCGGATCGCAATACACCACGTCCCCCGCTCCGGCCAGGCCAATGGTCCGGCTGAATCCCGAGGTCATGAATACGCAGTTATGAGCCATATCAGCGAACGCCTTCAGCTCTTCGAACGGGAAGTACGGTGCCTTGTATTTTCCCCAACCAACGTTGAACTGATGCGCCAGGTTGTATCGCATCAGACCGTTGAAGCAGTGGCGGTTCAGGTACAGGAAAGCGGAAGCGCGTTCAGTAGTATTGAGGGTCTGAGCATTGAACTCTTTCTTAATCAGTTCATATCCGTCCGAATGCCCCATGTGTTCGAACATCCAGCGTGCATGGTTTTCAACCGCGTCAGGAACCAGTGCCAGCATCTGATACAGGTTGATCAGGTCTGGGTTAACGTCAGCCAGCAGGAAATCCGCATGCTTGTCGCTGTTCAGGAAGACGGAACCACCGCCCACAAAAGGCTCGATCAGTCGCTTTCCCTCCGGGATAAGCCGGAACAGGTCAGCCAGTTGGGTGTATTTTCCACCAGCCCATTTCAGGAAGGGTTTGCTCATGAGCGGAACCCCGAGTTTTGAGGCAGTGTGTAATCAATCCCCTCGTAACTGGCACGGGATACCGTAGACTCAGCCCGAGGATTACCCATCGAAGAAGACAGTTTGATAGACAGCTCATCCCATTTTTCACGCAGCTTTGACGGGCTAAGAATATTTTTGCACCAAAACGGATCCTGATTGGCTCGTTTGAACAGAGAGCAAATCTGTTTGTGTGTGCGGCTATCTTGCGAAACCATCAAACGAACCTCGTTTGCCCAGGCCGTCCAATTTGGCTCCTTCGGTCGAACTACTTCACCGTCGCTTTCCGCAGCAAACTCATACATGCCGATGATTTTTGACCAGATGAACTCTGCACAGGTTAAATCGTCCTGGGTACCCCACTGGCGTTTTGCTTCGTTGTACACAACAGCTTCAGGATGATGGGAAGAAAAACCATCAGATTTACCGCCGCTGTCTGGTTGCGCAGCGACCGGACAAGAAGGGGTTTTATTCTCTGTAGTACTCTCTGTTGTATTCTCTGTAGGATCATCAGGTCGTTTTGACCCGATGAGAGCGGTTCGTTTTGACCTGGTGGAGCGTTTCACATTGACCTCTTCCATCGTGTCATTTTGACTGATGGAACAGCGCATTTTGACCCCTTCGATTTAGTCACTTTGACTTCATCTAAAAGCTCACTCTCATAGTTGATCGTGTAGTAGTTGGTCATGTCCCGCTGGGACTTGTTTAGTTGCTCGATTTTGAGCACGCCCAGGCTTTTCAGGCGGGTGAATGTGCGCTTCAGTGTGGACTCTGACCAGAACGGGAACTGCTCCAGCCACTGCTCTGTGGTGTTGTAGATCCAACGCACACCGTCACGCTCCAGCCCGGAGGTTGTCTCCTTCAGCCAGTAGTTCACCTGCTGTAACGCAATGGCTTCATTCAGACCAATGCTGTACGCAAGGTCAGGATTGATGACTATCGGCCTTGATGGCATTAACAGGCTCATAAGACCCCTCTATTTCCCTGAATTTTCTTCTGAACTGCTCGATGGGGCTGAAGCACTCATGCTCGTACCTTTCGCGCAGGTATATAACGCGTTGTGTCTGGGTCTCCCAGCGAATGACCTGGACCGGGACACCGTAGTGATCTCTGAACCATCGGTTAAGTTCTCGCATACGCTCCCCGCCTGACCGTTAAAGTCCCCTACCACCCACTGTGCAAACTGGTAGCAGACAGGCTCAAACCCGCCTGGTACTCTTACCCCATACACGAACTGCACCGGACCTGCTCCACCAGGAACCGGACGCACTATAAGTTGCGACCTGCGGTACTGTGTTGTTAAACTGTTCATGCGTTAGTAATCTCCACTGATAACGACACGCCACGACGCCAGGGGCTGCAACCCGCTGGCGTCACTTCTTTTTGCGTGCAAACAACGTGATAATTGCCGCGATTTCTTCTTCACGAGCTGCCAGATGGCGGCGGTGATGCACCATGATTTCTTCAGCTTCATGTCTTTCGATAACCCCGTCTTCAAGCGCCTGTTCGATAATCTGATCCACCTGCCCTCTGGCTGCGGAGGTACGCATTGCGCGACTAAACAGGTCCACGCGATCCAGTTCTTCCAGGTGAGGCACATCCACCAGCAGTGCACCGCGACGGCGTGCAAAATATTCAGCCAGATGAGATGTATTCGAGATGTCCTCCATCGCTTCCAGTTCAGTTACTTCAAAGAAACGACAGCCGTTCTTCTCGTAGAGATTGTTATTGAACTGGGTAAGCGTCATGCCTAATGCGCCAGCCATCGCCTCACGGCCGCCGGGGTAGGCTTTGCACATCGCTTTTACGACTTCTTTCAGGTTTGTCATTTAAATCAGTGCCCCTTTCGTTCTGGTGCCTTTCTTCTTGCCGTACTTAAGAATCATTCGGGCTTGTTCAAGGCAGTCGTCAAAGATGTTTCTTCGCTTGGTTGTCGGCTTTGATGAGCGCCGGTAGTAGGAAATAGCCTCTACCCCCCCCCTGTTCCGCCTGTTCTGCTGAATAACCATCAGTCAGCAGAGCTCTAACAACATTGTTTTTGATGAATATTTCCGGGTTCATACCTACCCCTTTGAAATTCGGTTTGTAGTTACGGTCATGCCGCAGATTTTTTTATGATCTAACTCAGGCCAAATCTTCTCCCAGTCATCCGGGTGAAGGTCTTTCCTACTAACAGAGCCAGTTGAATTCTTTTCAATAGAAACCGACAGAGCGGCTCCTAACTTTTGCTTTTTGCTAATTGCCTTACGAAGATACTCAAGAGATGTATCGCATTTCTTTGAAAATTCTCTTTGTTTATCAATTGATAAGGAGTTTAGGTATTCTCTTAAAGTTTCCATCACGCCTCCTAAGCCCGAAAACAAAGTATACCTCTAAGTATATATTTGACAATACCTTCAAGTCATTTACCTGTGAGTAAATTTTCGTAAGATGGAAAGATGAAAAACGAGACACCTGACATATTCGAGCTGCGACGCCTAAAACTTCAGGAGTTAGTCGCCAAGTTCAAAACTCAAAAAGATTTTGCTGACAAAGTAGGGCTTGATGCGACCGTAGTTTCCAGAATGCTTTACCCTGCTGGTAAGTCTCATAAGCGAAATATTGGTGAGCAGGCCGCCCGGCAAATTGAGGACGCCATGAGGATTGCCAGGGGATGGATGGATGGTTTAACGCTAGCGGAAGCATCTGGCGTTGAACTGCCAGTCCTAGATCGCGATGTTTATCGCGTTGAAGTTCTCGATTTAACAGTCAGCGCAGGCCCCGGAAACTACATGATTTCCGACTATGTCGAAGTGCTTTACGCGATTGAGTTCACGACTGAGCACGCGCGCGTGCTTTTCGGGAACCGTGATCCAGCGGATGTTAAGGTTATGACCGTTAACGGCGATAGCATGGCACCAACCCTTGTGTCGGGAGATCGGCTGTTCGTCGATATCTCAGTTCGGCATTTTCAGACTGATGGCGTCTACTCATTTGTATATGGGAAGACCTTCCATGTTAAGCGCCTGCAGATGCAGGGCGACAAGTTGGCCGTTCTGTCTGATAACCCAGCTTATGAGAAGTGGTACATCAATGAAGATAGCCAGGAACAGTTATATGTGATGGGTAAGGCATTGATTCATGAGTCAATAAAATACAACCGCCTTTGATATGCAGTTCTGTTGATAAACTTTATTAGCCATGTGTAACATTTGAACAATGTTGGATTGTGCAGCTCTTGTAATAAATTCTATTTTTATGAATTTTCTTGCAAAGCACACTTTGCAACTGTTTTTTTAGTTGCTATGCTTCTTCGTATAGGATGTAATCGCGATGAGCCGAAAGGAAAAACTTCGCTCAAGGCTTGATCTTCTTCCGAAGGATTTCACTTGGGAGGAGCTTGTAACGCTTCTTGGACACTATGGATTCAAAGTACTCAATGGTTCCGGGTCTCGGCGTAAATTTGTCAACGCTGAGAAACGCGTTGTAGCCTTTCACTGCCCGCACCCAAGCAGTATCGTGAAAGGGTATGTGCTTGAAGAGGCTAAGTCTCTTTTGGATGAGTTAGATAACAATGGATAAAATGCTGAAATATAAGGGTTACTTCGGTAGCGTTGAAACCTCGCTTGATGACATGGTTTTGCATGGAAAAATTGAATGCATTGCCGATGTTATCACGTACGAGGCTGACTCTCTTCCTGGATTAAAGGAAGCTTTTGAAGAAGCTGTCGACGACTATCTCGAAACTTGTTCGGCAATAGGCAAAAGCCCTGATAAACCTATGAGCGGGACATTCAACGTTAGAATAGGCGAAAATCTTCATAAGCAGGTTTATATAGCCTCTAAAAATCAAGGTGTTAACCTTAATGAATTCATAAAAAGAGCTATTGAAGAGAAGCTGGCGGTCAAAAAGGAAATACACTTTCATTTTGAAAGGAAAACAGAGTTTGTTTCTGAAACAATCGACTTCAGCAAAGAGTTACGCCGATCTGGTAACTGGAAACTGGCTGTAGGCAAGGGGTTTAGACACTAATGCTGGAAAAATACTTTTTTGAAGGATTTGAAGTTTTATCTTCCTCTTTTAGAGAAATAAACATAGGGGAAGAAGGTTTTATAACAGTCAATACTGATGATCCTGAGGTAAGTTATGAACCAGTAGAAGAAGAAGATGAGCAGTCCTTCCGGATAAGTATGCTTATAGACGCTAAAATCCGCGCATATTCTGGACCTAAAAGAGACGATCCAGAAGAAAGTGATCTAGCATTCGAATCCAATGCGGTTTTCAAAACTTTCTTCTACCTTCGGGACGCCGACGAATTCGATGAAGACTTCATTCAGAACAACCTATGGTACTTTGAACGTTTTAATGTGATAGCACTCAAGCTTGTAACTGAAAATATCCTCAGACACACTTCATTGAACTATCTTCCAATACCTTGGATTTCAGGCTAACCCTCTGGATCCGGCAAAATGCCGGATCCTTAAAATTTCCCATCCCTCACCAATTCGCTGCTTCACACAAAACGCCTTTGTATATGGTGTTACCAACTTCCCTACGCTTTTTCTCCAGGTACTCAGCCATTGCGGCTCTGCCAACCTCTTCCCCTTTTAGTATCAGCAGATTGTAGCCTCTCCAGCTATGGACGCTGTCCTCTCACTTTTCAATCCTCTCCAATTTTATTGCCCTAGCTGGCTCTTTATTAACCACAACACATCGTAAGAGAAAAAATAAATTTACTTATAAATCAGAGTGGTTAATCAATATCACGCACAAAATATACCTGCGGGTATTTACTTATAATTTACCTGAAAGTATATTTAAAACATCGATAGCGGACAGATCCCAAGTTGCGATGTGTACAAGCGTACTGCAGCGCCGGTCGACGCAAAGACCCAAAAATCGACTGAGCAACAGCAACTGGTTGCCAATACAAAAACTGAGCGGCGGGAAGTAAGCAGATTAGCGATCTGGTGTCACAACATTCTATCCCGATAAGCCCCCTTCTGCTGAGGAGGTTTATCGGGACTGGAAGAGTTACCACTTGGAGACGGTCCCTTTAAATGTCCTGGACAGTGGCGCTTTGGTAGCGATAACAACCACTCCAGTTGATCCTGGTAGTTATCAGGTCAGTGAGATGCCAGCACTCTCGACGGCAGTGACAGCCGGAAGTAGACGGCACAGCCCAGACGATATCTGAGTGGCTTTAAAAACAGATGGGAGCCGGTGGAAGCCCGGCACATAACAGGAAAAAGCACTGTGTTAGTCAAGTGAGTTTCCAGTGCTTCAGTGCTCTTTCCGTTGTGTGGAGATTACTTGCACGCCGTCATTGCAGTGATGGCGTCCTCCTGAGCAGTAACTTAACAGAGCAGTACCTACTTCCCCATTACCGTGGGTTGGGTTGCTGCACCCTAAATAGCGCGTTGCAGCGCGTCAGTTGGAGAAAATGACATGCACAAAACAGCACAGCAGCTGATACGTGAAGCATACGAGGCCGCTAATGGCCTTCCACCAGCATCAGCGGCACTTTTAAAAGAACTGGCATCACGCTTGATATCTCGATGGCGGCCACCAGCCAGGCTTGCGACGAACGGTCCGCCGCAATCAATACCCTTACCGCTACCCGCGTTAACAGCGAATGCCCTGAAGGGGTTGATGTCCAGGAGTGGGTTAAACGGATATATGCCGAAAACAAAAGCTTGAGGTCTGAGGTAATGGCCTGGGCTAAAGAGTGTGATCGCATTGTTGAGCGCCACACAAAAACCCGCAGCAATATGCACGTCCTGGAAGCTATGCGCGATTTGAAGAGTATCTCAACGACAGCCACCAGCAATGCGGAGGCTGTCTGATGGCTAAAGACTCAAAGGTTGTATACGGCGCCAGCGGCAAAACGAATGTTTTAACGTTCGAACCTGAAAGCCTGCATCTCGTTACCGACAAAACTCACCCGCTTTACGATGAACGGGTCCACCTTCCTATCGACGAAGGGATGGTTCTGAACATCAAGGAGCTGGGTGTACTGGAACCTATCATCGTCTGGAAAGACCCTGAAACGGGGCTCACCTGCGTAGTTGTTGGCCGTCAGCGAGTTAAACATACGCTGGAGGCAAATAAGCTTCTTTTGAAAGAGGGCAAAGACCCACTGCTTGTTCCTGGGGTCGTTAAGCGCGGATCAGCAAATCAGATGGCTAAATACATGGTCAGCGAAAACGAAATTCGCCGACCTGATACACCGCTTGGCCGGGCTAAAAAAAATGTCAGACCAGCTCGACCGCGGGCTCGATGAGGACGACATTGCAGTGTTGTTTGGCTGTAGCGTTCAGACCGTTCGTGCAACGCTCTCCCTTCTCGATGCCACCCAGGCCGTCAGGGAAGCGGTGGAGGCTGGCACAGTGACCGTTACCCAGGCGCGTCAGTTGGCATCTCTTAAACCCGAAGAGCAGCGGGAGAAGGTCTCTGAAATCGAAGCGGCAACTGCTGGGACTAAAGGCCACGAAAAAGCCCGTCGGCAACGCCAGATACTGGGGGAAGCAAAACCGCGTATCAAATCACGCAAGGAAATATCAAAAGCTCTCAAAGATGCCAGCGGCGAATATGCCGAGGCTTTGCGCTGGGTGCTTGGGGAGGCGGTATGAATTTTGATCCTGAGAATTACAGCAAATACACCCTGCGTCGGTTTGCCGCCATTTTTGATGTGATCTGCTGGGTGCTGATTGCCGTAGTAACTGTTGGTATCTGCATGTTTATCGAATGGTGGACGGCATGAACATAAAAGAGATCGGGGACGTATTTCACTGTGATTGCGGATTTTCTTGGTCGCGGGGAAAAAACGGTAACCATAACTGCGCTAATGGTTTGCGTGAAAAGGTACGGCAGCTGGCTGCGGAGAATTTGGGGCTGAAGAAATTCATCCAGACCGATTGCTTTGTGGGACACATCGAGCCTGAAACTTTCTATGAGGAGGAGGTTACTCGCTACGTCAGTGCTGATGCTATGAGCCAGAAACCCCTGCCACCGACGCCTACCTTGCCGGGATTAAGGCTGATGGGGTAGAGGAGTTCGCAACACATTGCGATGACAGCATTGGATTTGTCGAGCCAGAAGACGAGGAGCTTTACACGTTAATGGAAGAACAGGCTCGTGACTTCGCCAAGCAGCTGCGCGAGGGGGCCAAATGAGCAACCAGTTAAAGCCTTGCCCATTTTGCGGCAGCAAAGACGTCGAAGTATTCGCCCAGGATGGAGATGATTGCCCCCATCGTTCGGCGATTGTTCGGTGCCATTCATGTGATGCTCAGTCCGCGCAGATGGTTGGCAGCACCAAAATTGAAATGGCTATTCGAGCCTGGAATAAGCGCGTGGAGGCCAAGCATGACAACTGATATCACCGAACTGGCGCAGAGAGAGAAATTCGAAGCGTGGTGGGAGCGTACTCAGCATAACGGCAATCCTCCTCGTTTTGGCTGGGAATACTGGCGTGATGGCGAAGGCTATAAGGTTGACGATGACGAATCCGAGCTTGATGGAATGTGGGATGCCTGGAAAGCGGCGGTCGCTGAGCTGGTAGAGGCGCTTAAGAAGGCGCAGACCATCAACGCAGCAGCAGAAAAGCTGGTCCGCTGCAAAGGTCGCTATCACAGCGAACAGAACTATCGCGCACTGGCGGCGCTGTTTGGCGTGACGACTCCAGACCTGCCGCCGATGGATAGCGAGTCCTGCACCGTAACCGCCGCGGCTGCTGATGTACTGGCAGAGCGCAAGCGCCAGGTCAGCGTAGAAGGTTGGACACCATCTCACGACGACACGCACAAAAATAACGAAATGGCTTTCGCTGCTGCCTGTTATGCGTTCCATGCTGCCGCCGCATCATGGGATCTGGAAGATTGCGGCACGGAGTACGACAGCCATCCTGCGCCGAAGAACTGGCCGTGGGAGCCGGAATGGTGGAAGCCGAAATCAGCGCGCGCTGACCTGGTTCGCGCTGGAGCGCTCATTCTGGCAGAGCTCGAACGCATCGACCGCGCCGCTGGCATCAGGGAGGCTGAGTGATGGGCGTACAGCATCATCTTCGCTGCATGAAATGCTACAAAAAATGGGAAAGGGCATGGCTCCTATCTGCTGGCTACTCCAGAGATGGATCGCGCGATAGTCAGTTTATTAGGTGGAGAAATGTATCCGTAATTGGCGAGACGAAAAACGAATCACCTATCTGTAAATGCGGTAATTGCGGACACGTGTATAAATCAAATAGCTCGGCAGCGCGCAGGGCTTTGCGCTGGGCTAAAGAAAACGGCGAGTTAGGAGCCAACCAATGACCAGCGAATTAACCATAACCAGAGAGCGTCTGCAGGAAATCGCCGAAGATGGATTCCTGAAGCATGGTGAAAGCAAAAAGATGGCGCGTATGCTGCTGGCCGCACAGGCACATATCACTGAACTTGAAGCCGCGCCGCCAGCGCCAGTTGGCCCAGGCGAAGAACCAGTGCCAGTGATGCCAGACTTTCCAGGCAAAGTCATGACTCAGCGTGAGTGTTGGCAGGCAGGTAAGGAGGCTGGCCTGGCTGAGAGACGGAATTCTACAGCGGTTCCGGATTAGTGGGTGCCCACCAGCGCCGAATAATCACTTTTTTAGCCCGGGTGCAGCCGGGCAATGGAGAAATATATGCTGAGCCTCGATTGTGTTCCCATCTCTACTTATTGCAAAGAGACAGGCGAAACCCCTGATGCCATAAATAAGCGCATCCAGCGCGGTGTATGGCGTGAAGGGGTACAGGTGCTAAAAGTCGAAGGCGTTAAGGAAAGATGGATAGATCTTAGTGAGGTTGCAAAATGGGCTCGACAAAATCGCCTGAACTCCCACGCGGCGTAACTATCAGGAAACATAGCAATGGGGAAACCATCAATATTACCTTTACATATAAGGGGGTAAAATGCCGGGAACCTTTATCAAACCTTGAAGTTAATAACAAAAACATCAAATACGCCGAGAGAACACTCGGCGAAATTCACAACAAAATTGAGCGGGGAACGTTTAACTATGGTGAACATTTCCCCCGCTCTGCGCGACTTAAAATTTTTGGTAATGCTTCAACGGGAAAAACGGTAAAGGTATATCTCGATGAATATCTTGTTATTTGCGAAACGAGAAAATTATCGCCATCAACAATCGGTGGGTATAAGAAATGTTCAAATGCTTTGGCATCACTTCATGTTTTTCCTGCCAGCGAATTAACACCAGCGGCTTTAAAAACATGGATCCAAAGTCAGAAGACAACATTAAAGACGATCAGGAACCAGCTCTCGTTTCTTCGTTCTGCCATGGATGAAGCTGTGACTGATGGTGTTTTACAAATTAACCCGGTGTCACTAGTGACAGCCTCACGTTACCAGAGCAGTAAAACAGATGTTGAAAGCGATTATATTGTTGATCCGCTTTCACCTGCAGAGGTTGAAGCCCTTCTGCGTGCCGCGGGTAATAAGCAGTGGGAAAACCTGTTCCGGTTTGCAATAGAAACCGGGCTACGTAGTTCCGAACTCTGTGCGCTCCGTTGGCGCGATATCGACTTTATCGGCAAAACAGCACATGTGCAAAATGCCAGTGTTGTGGGTGTTATTAAGGGTACGAAAACTAAAGCTGGAACACGTAAAGTTGAGTTAACCGAGGAAGCTCTGAATGCTCTGGTTTGTCAGAAACCATTCACCTTTATGAAAGATGCGACAGTCTTTGAGGATCCTAAGACTGAAAAACCATGGGCTGGTGCCGACGCTATCAGGAAGAAAGCCTGGGTACCAAGTTTACGTAAGGCAGGAATAAGGTACCGCAACCCATACCAAACAAGGCATACCTTTGCTACCCGCTATATCAGCCAAGGAGCTAATCTATTCTGGTTAGCAGGCCAAATGGGGCACAAAGGACCAGAAATGCTCTTCCGTCACTATGGTTCTTATTTGAAAGAATACGACGGGAAAACCTCTGTCAAGACATTGAATAATGCAACGAAATAATTGATAATCTCTAGCCTAATTATAGGCTAGAGTCTTAACCATGCAAAATAGTTTAAATTCAACTCTATCAATACTGACTGTTTTAGGGACTATTGGTTCTGCTGTTGCTGCATTTCTTGCGATTAAACAAACAATAAAACAAAGAAAAATGTCAGTCACCCCCCAATTAGTTATTAACAATTACCCATTCTCAAGCACAGAGTTAAGTAAAAAAATACAACATTTACCCTTTAGATTCCGCAAAAATAATAAAAGACAGCCCTAAAATAATAAATGCTGGTGCAGGAGTTGCATTAAATGCCTCTATCAAGATAGAGTATGACTATATACAGAAATTGACATATTTTAAATCAAATCAAGCACTGATTAATGATAACTATAACTTTGAATTCACAGACCTTAGCAAAGGGAGTGAGCAAATAATAATATCATTGCGCGGTTTGGAGTTTGAACTAACTAAGAATGCTGAAAAAAACAATTAACATTGGATATATAACGCCACACTCTAACAATGCTGAATTCAAAAGCGTTAAATTATCAACGTTTTATTTTGAGATTCTTATAAATGAATGTCTTTTTGAATATCATTTAAACAATGAAATCCCAGGGTACATATGCGGGCCATTATTTATATTGACTTACAATGATATTGATGGGAATCATTATAAAACAAACTTTAGGAGTAAAGTACTCTTTAACATTAAAAGTACAAGTCAGCATAAAATATCATTTATGGGTGTATTAGAATTTCACGTTGAACATTCCAGTTGGACCCAGCGTGCACTGCAAAGGATCCGCAAAAGCTACGCGGATTTTATTAGTGAACATGACTTCAATAAAAACAAATAGTTAAATAAATTCGGGCGCGGGTTCAACTCCCGCCAGCTCCACCAAAATCCTTCGAAGATGATTCCAGAGTCATCCGTAGAAGTCCTGAAAGCCCGCACGGCACAAGCCTTGCGGGCTTTTTTGTGTCTGTCGTTGTCCGAGGATATCCGGCTAAATCCAGAGAAAATTGGTACACGTTTAGGTACACGCTATACTGTGGTCCATTAAACTTGTACCAATTATGGAAGGGATCCAGACATGGCGCGCATTACACGCCCACTGACTAACAACGAAATACTTAAAGCTAAACCCCGTGAAAAAGACTTCACCTTACATGATGGTGATGGCCTGTTCTTACTCGTCAAAACTACTGGTAAAAAGCTCTGGCGCTTCCGCTATCAACGGCCGGGAAGCAGCAGCCGCACAAATTTGAGTCTCGGCTCATACCCTGCCCTTACACTCGCAGCAGCTCGTCAGATACGCGACCAGCACTTAACCACGCTCGCGCAAGGCATGGATCCACAACAGCAGCAGGTGCAAGCGTCAGAACAACGCCAGATTGAGTTAGACAGCATTTTCTCAACAGTGGCTGCTAACTGGTTCCAGATTAAAAGCAGAAGCGTCACAGAAGATTATGCAAAAGACATTTGGCGCTCTTTAGATAAAGACGTGTTCCCCACTATCGGTTCGATACCTGTTCAGGAGATAAAAGCCAGAACGATTGTTGAAGCACTGGAGCCAATTAAAGCTCGTGGTGCACTTGAGACTGTTCGTCGTTTGGTACAGCGTGTTAACGAGATAATGATTTATGCGGTTAACACCGGTCTGATAGATGCGAATCCGGCGTCGGGGGTTGGCATGGCCTTTGAGAAACCCAAAAAGCAAAACATGCCGACACTGCGGCCAGAAGAGTTGCCGAGGCTAATGCGTTCTCTGGTGATGTCGAATCTCTCTGTTGCGACTCGCTGTCTCATTGAATGGCAACTCCTTACGCTTGTGCGCCCTTCTGAGGCCTCAGGTGCACGATGGGCCGAGATCGATCTCGATGCCAAGCTCTGGACGATTCCAGCAGAACGAATGAAGGCCAAGCGTGAGCACATTGTTCCTTTATCTCCTCAGGCATTGGATATTATTGAAGTGATGAAGCCCGTTAGTGCTCATCGAGAACATGTTTTCCCGAGCAGGAACGATCCAAAACAACCGATGAATAGCCAGACTGCTAATGCCGCTTTAAAACGTATTGGCTATGGTGGTAAGTTAGTAGCTCATGGCCTACGTGCCATCGCGAGCACAGCTCTTAATGAACATGGATTTAATGCAGATGTAATCGAAGCAGCTCTTGCCCATACTGATAAAAATGAGATTAGAAGAGCTTATAATAGGTCAACTTATCTTGAGCATCGGGTTGATATGATGAAGTGGTGGGGAAGTTTTTGCGAAAATAAGAATGGAAATTGAATATATGAATAATGATATTCTAACAGCATTTAAAGCTTCAGATTTGGTTGATAAAAATATTAACTTTCTTATTGGTTCTGGTGCATCAGCAGGCTATATACCAACTTTATGGGTTAAGGATGATGTAACATACGAGGATATACTTACCAACAAAAAAAATATCAAGAAATCGAAAACGTTATTTATCATTCTTACTACGATGATATATTATCTAAAAGCTTTTGTATAACCCCGTCTGATTTCAAAGAAAAGTTAAAATTCAAAAAAAACATTTATCAATTATCTTAGATTCATTAAAAAAACTTTCTTCTTTGGTTGACAAAAAAAAGCGCCAATCAAATCCGCAGAGCAAACATTTTTACAACTAATTATGATCTTTTTTTTAGAGAAAGCTTCTGACTTACTGTTAAAAAAACAACACTGGATTTATATTTAATGATGGAGGGAGAGGGCTTCATACACGACACCTCAATATAAGTAACTTCCATACATCAACTTGGCATCAGGGTACAAATGATCTTTATAAATTTGAAATCCCTACTATCAATCTTATAAAAATGCATGGCTCAATATCATGGAACAAAGTTAACGAAGACACTATTAGCATACGCTATCTCGATAACCTTCCTGATGAACTTTCTATTGAAACTGATCATTGCTTAGACATAAATGAGACGATAGAAAAGGTAGATGAGTTATATTATTTTGATGGTGCGAAAAACGCTATTGAGCTCTCCAGAGAGGATGAGGAAATATTACAAACGTTCAGAAATGAATATGACAAATTAGCAATTGTTAATCCAACCAAAGCAAAATTTGAAGAAACTGTCTTCCAGCAACATTATTACCAATCATTGCGACTGTTAAGTTATGAACTCGAAAAACCGCAAACAATTTTAATTTGCTTCGGATTTTCTTTCAAGGACGAACACATAAGAGAGATAATCCAAAGATCTTTAAGCAACCCCTCTCTTGTAATCTATATATTTTGTTATAAGTTGAAAGACAAAGAGAATATAAAAAAAATAATCAGTAGCAAGAAAATTGTTTTCATATCACCTAACTCTTATACCGATGAAAACAACATTGATTTTAAAAGGTTTATATCATGCATATTCCCAAAGAATAATGAATATTCATTGCGGGGGTTAACATGCAATTTGTAATAGGGGCTGTAACTTCGGTTAAAGGAACATCAGTCAGGGCTCTGATCAACCCTAACCTTTATCAAACCACTTATATATATGATGGTAAATTATATCGCGGCGTGTCTATAAATGAATACATCGTAATAAAAAAAGGGATATCATGAAATCGTTGGGAAAATTGAAGGCGAAGAAGTAATTGAAAGAAAATCTTATAATCAAGAGCAACCAAACTCAGATAAATATGATAGATTTATAGATCTTAAAATTATTGGATACGTGCAAGATAATAGTTTTCAGCCCGGCATAAAGTATCTCCCTATGATTCAAGACAGTCTGTACCTAGCTTCAGATACTTTAATTAGCGCCATATATACATTTAGCGGGAAAGTTGATTCAAAGTCTATAACAATAGGGAAGTCATTATTAGAGGATATACCTATTAGAATACCAATAAATGGCGTATTCAATTCTCACCTAGGTATTTTCGGGAATACCGGGAGTGGGAAATCTAATACCCTTGCTAAACTCTACATAGAATTATTTAGCTCATTTAGAGATAAAATATTTGCAAACTCGAGATTTATGTTTATCGATTTCAATGGTGAATATCGAACAATGCATAATACTTTCAATGATTATAGTTCTTATGTTGACCTTGACACACACGCTATAGCAGGAAAAGATAAGCTATTTTTAAAGCAATCCGAATTTTGGGATGCTGAGCTACTTTCAGTATTATTCTCTGCAACTGAAAAAAACACAAAAACCCTTTCTGAATATATTAATTAGAAATAGAATTGAGTATGGCGAAGAACTTAATAATTACTTTCAGAAAACCTTGCAAGTTATGTTTGGTCAAAACCAACATAGAGAAACAATAAGTGTTTTGCGTAGCATAATAAAGATCATCAATCCAGACAACGAGGAAAATATAAGCGCAGAACTTGCGGCGTTCAGTTGGTTTTCAAGAGGTGAGAGTAATAAATACTATTTAGGAAGTATTTTCCCAAACACACCAGAAGAGTATTTAGCTTACACTCCTTGTCTCAGAAGCACTTATATTAACCAAGAGCTACTTACAGCATTTGAGCAATTGTCAGTACGTGCAACATTGCAACTTATACAGTCAGTATCGAGGAATTATGTTCAATATGAGCATATCAGTCCTTTAATTGGTAAAATAAATGCATCGACAAAATCACTTGAAAAAGTCATTAAAATAATTTCAGATGTTGAGATCCGCCCCACACCATTAACATTTATTTCACTAAAAAAATTGCAATCAAGACATAAAAAAAACAATACCAATGATGATTGCTAAGTGTTCTTTCTTAGAGCACAAGCGTTTTGAAGAAAAAGAAAGAAGTTTCCATTTAATTATTGATGAAGCACATAACATCCTTTCCGAGAGCTCTGTCAGAGAGTCTGAAACATGGAAAGATTATAGGCTTGAGTTATTCGAAGAAATAATTAAAGAAGGCCGTAAATTTGGCTTCTTTATAACAATTTCCAGTCAAAGGCCAGCTGACATATCTCCAACAATTGTATCTCAAATACACAATTACTTTCTCCATCGTCTAGTTAATGATAACGATATTTTTTTTATTGAAAAACTCTTTAAACAATCTCGATAGCTCATCTCGTTCCCTAATCCCGTCATTACCGTCAGGTGCGTGTGTACTATCTGGTACAGCTTTCCATACACCTGTAGTAATACAGATTGAGCGGTTATCTAAAGAGCTTGCACCAGAGAGCGATACTATTAATTTGGATGCATATTGGTAATTATTCGGGCGCGCAATGCTCTTCCCGCCATACAGCCCGCTTCGTGTGGCGGATTTAATACAGATAAATGAATGATTACAGACCCATACGTCAGGTGCATCCATTAACAGAAGACAAGGAGGTTCAGAAGCAAGATCATCGAGACCAAAATGGCTGATTTCCCTCATCCTCCGGGCGGCCATTTTCCTGCACTTCTCCTGACCGCCTCAGAGGCTCGCCACGCCCCCGAACAGCACCGCACCACCCACCGACACTCCCGCGAACCCGCGCAGCACAGGGACGCGCTCAGGCCGCGAAATTAAATATCATTAAATAAATACTTTACCGCTGGCGCGCAGCGCTTTCCCCGCCTCGCCTGCCCGCTTCGTGGGTCGGTTTTCATGCAGGTGCATGGGCAGGCTCAGGCCGCGCCGGGACTGGGCTGCGAAGGGAGTAACGGGACGGGAAAGCGCATGCAAAACCATGCACCCTGTGGATGCATGGCTTAATTCGGGAAAAATAGCAGTATTTTCGGGGATTTTTTTGCGGAGGCTAACGGTCGGCCAGTTCCGTGCGTCGGCGGGCATAAATCAGGTTCTGTGCGGGGGTGTATTTTTCCTGATTATCCACCCGCGAAGCCGCGTCAGGCCTGAATCCGATGGCCGTTAAAATATCGCTGTCTTCTGCTGAATAATTAATTTCTTCACCGGTACTCAGCCACACGGACAGCGCTTCGCGCAGGTAATGCGCCGAACGGTCGAGCGCATGGCCGGTCAGGAGTGCGGGCTGCTGGCTGAGTCCCATCAGCTCCGGGGCAAGCGTGGCGGCGAGCTCTTTCCCGTGTACCTGCATAAAGTCATTCAGCCGGTTGCGGATACTGATGCGCTGTACCGCTTCATGGGCGCGGATATAGCGCCCGGCAGCCTGATTTATCTCCCATTTTTTTGACATCGATAATGTCGCGCAGTGTCTGCATTCTGCCCGGTATACGGTCATCCCCGGCCAGCACCTGTTCCCGGTATTCCTGCTCTGCGGCCGCCAGTTCGGCTTTACAGTTCAGCCAGGCGGTTTCGTTCTTCTGACAGGCCTCAAAAGCCTGCTGTAGAGTAAGGGTGGTCATGGTCAGTTCTCCCCTGATTAATGACGGTATGGCGAGCTGTAGCAGCCCTGAACTTTACGGGGTGCCGGGGGTGTGACCGGCTCCGCGACAGGCGGCGTTTTCTCCGCCGGGGGCCGGATAACCTCGTCGATGGCTTCAGTGGTGCGGAACGTCGCCGAGCACTCAATATTGGTGCACTGGTGATAGCGCTGTTTGACGTTCTCCGACAGATAGCGGGAGGTGCGGGCATGCGCCGACTTTTTGCAGAACGGACAGTGCATCATGGCAGCAGCCCCCGCGCTTTCAGGTCAGCCTCGCGCTGACGCATTTTCTCCTGCCAGACCTTACGCTCGCCGGGCGTGCTGGCGGCGTCGTGGTCCATGTGCGCAAGCGCGACGGCCGGGAAGCCGGTCAGGGAAAGCACCGGCTCATCGGCTGGCGTGACGGAGAAGGCGCTCACTTTCCCGGTCAGGAAGGTCACCACCTGATGCATGACCTCTTTCTCCGGCTCGGTGTACCCCTGATGGCCGATGGTGTTGGCGAGCGGGTTTGCCATCACATCCGCTTTCAGCACCATCGCCCGGACCAGTGGCCCGAGGGTGTCATTCAGCGCGCGGTTAAGCTCTTCCTCAGCGTATTTACTCAGCACAGCATGATGCGCCTGGCGGAATGCACGCGCGGTGCTGTTGCAGGTGGCTTTCAACTGGTCACGTTCAAAGGCCAGCACTTCGGTCAGGTTGTCACATTCCTGCGCCAGCTCCCGGCGGGCCACGCGTTCGATATGGCCGCTTTTCAGCTCATCGGTCAGCATGGCACCCCCGGCACGGAAAGCGGCGCGCCAGGTGCGGGTATCGCTGCCGTTGTCCTGCTCCAGCGCCGCTTTCTGCTCCTCCGCACGGGTGATGGCCGTCAGGGTGTCCTCCATCCGGCGGGCCTGTTCAAGATGGGCCGCTCTGGCGGCGGCCAGTCGCTCCAGCGCCGGTTTCAGGTAATCAGGGATAAAGGGGGTGTCGGTCATGGCAGGTTTCCTCGTGGTTTCAACTTGAGGTGATTCTGCCGGGGCACACACAACAACACGACCTGTTGCGGTTGTGGCAGTACTGGCACAAACAGGACGTTAAAACCCGGCTTGCCAGAGAAAGGTCTCAGGAAAAGCATACTCACCGTTTGTTTTTTTTACATATAACTGTTCACTACTGTTCACTTTAAATAAAAAGATAAGTAATACAGTAAGTTAAGTGGTGAACAGTTGAGGGTATAAGTGTTCACCGACTGTTCACTACTGTTCACCTTTCTGGTTTGACGAAGCCTTGCTCATTTAGTCTTTTTTTGCGATTAAAAATAAAAAATATATAAATAAAAATAATCAGGAATGGGCCACCAGTTAGCCAACATTTACCAAAAGATGGCCAACGTTTGCCACTGTCTAAAAATCGTTCTGTTGTGTGGTAGGCCACTACAAAATGACTTGTTGCCCTCGGGGAAAATATTCACAAAATAGAGAGCTACCCGAAGCCGGACGGACACGACCGGCACTGTATGGACTTTATGAGGTAGCCCGATGCACACCGCTTTTTCTTCCCCGTCTTCTGCCCCTGCTGCGCCGCTGATGCCGGTCTCTGATGCTGTTCACGAGCGTTTTATCCGCCTGCCCGAAGTGATGCATCTGTGCGGGCTGTCCCGCTCCACGATTTACGACCTCATCAGCCGGGAGGCTTTCCCGAAACAAATCTCGCTCGGCGGGAAAAACGTGGCGTGGGCGCAGTCGGAAATCACCGGGTGGATGGCTGACCGTATCGCCGAACGCAACCGGGGCTATGACGCATGATGATGCCCGTTCCGCAAAAAGCCCCTTTTTCTGGCTTGCTTCCCTTCGCCGTTTCCAGGTATAGTTTTGCCGCTGTCGCAAAATCGGCAGCCGGGCGTGAGAACCCGAGTTACTCAGTGGCGACACCGGACGCGCCATGCGTCTTTTTTTTGTGTCTATGCCTATGTGCACCTGTTGTTTACGCATCGGTTCTTAAGCCGTTGCTGTATCTGCGTAATGGTGGCTCAGGCGGGGCAGCCTTCGGGCTGGCCGGTACCCATTGAGGCCGGTTTCTCACCCCCGTCTGGGCTACCACCCGAGCGTGAGAACTCCGGTGGTGGCGTTAACCGCTACTCAATGGAGGTTGCCCCTATGGCTACGACCCTCACCCCGTCACACCCGCAGTTTGTCTTTGTGTTTGCCGCTGTTCGCCGCGCAGACCGTCAGCCCCGTATCTGTATGCTCCGCGCCGTCGCCGGGGATGAACACGCCGCACGCCTTTCCCTCGTCCGCGATTACGTCCTCTCGTTTGCCGGGCGTCTGCCGGTGGCGGAGGTGCGCGCATGAAACAGCCCGCCATCACCGTCAAAGACCTCGAATGCCTGGAGCACCTGCGTAACGTCGGCCAGTTCGTCGGCGAGCTGATGCAGGTGCAGGACTGTACTTCCCTGCGTCGTGACCCGGCCCAGCAGTTACAGCTCACCTCCGTGATTTACCTGATGACCGCCCAGCTCGACGGCGTGGTCGAGCGCTGCAACCACCGCTGGTTCACCGGGGAGGGCAACGTATGAAAACGCCTCTGCCGCCTGTATTGCGTGCCGCCCTGTATCGCCGCGCCGTGGCCTGTGCCTGGCTGACCCTGTGCGAACGTCAGCACCGCTATCCACACCTCACCCTCGACGCGCTGGAAAGCGCCATCGCTGCCGAGCTGGAGGGCTTCTACCTGCGCCAGCACGGCGAAGAGAAAGGCCGCCTGATTGCCTGTGCGCTGCTGGAAGATTTGATGCAGGCCGGGCCGCTGAAAGCCGCCCCCGTCGCTGTCCTTCCTCGGACTCGCCGTGATGGATGAGCTCTGCGCCCGCCATCTGACATCGCCTGTACTGCACTGAGGGAGAAAACCATGAAAATGAACGTAACGGACACCGTAAAACAGGCGTGCGGCCACTGGCCGCGCATTCTCCCGGCGCTGGGCATGAAAGTGATAAAAAAACCGGCCTCAGGCGTGCCCGATTTGTGGCGGTGATGCCCGTAGCGACCGCTTTCGCTTTGATGACCAGGAAGGGCGCGGCACATGGTACTGCAACCGGTGCGGCGCCGGTGACGGCCTGAAACTGGTTGAGAAGGTGTTCGGCATATCGGCATCTGAGGCCGCCGGGAAGGTGAACGCCGTCACCGGCCACCTGCCGCCGGTAGCCCCGGAGGTGATTGCAGCCGCAGACGCCGGAACGGAGGCCGACCGTAAAGCAGCGGCCGCGCTGGCCGTCAGACTGCTGGAGAAAACGCGCCCGGCCACCGGCAACGCTACCTGACCCGCAAGGCTTTGCCGCTCTGGAATGTCTGACGCTGACCACGTCGCACAAAACCGGCGGCGTGGCTTACCGTGCCGGTGATGTGGTGGTGCCGCTGTATGACGAAACCGGCGCGCTGGTTAACCTCCAGCTTATTAATGCTGAGGGGCTCAAGCGCACCCTGAAGGCGGGCAGGTCAAAGGGGCATGCCATCTTATCGACGGGCAGAAACAGGCCGGGAAACGCCTGTGGATAGCGGAGGGCTATGCGACTGCCCTTACCGTGCATCACCTGACCGGGGAAACCGTCATGGTGGCGCTGTCCTCCGTGAACCTCCTTTCTCTGGCGAGCCTGGCCCGTCAGAAACACCCGGCCTGTCAGATTATCCTCGCCGCCGACCGTGACCTGAATGGCACCGGCCAGACTAAAGCCGCTGCGGCCGCAGCAGCCTGTGAGGGCGTTGTCGCCCTGCCGCCGGTATTCGGTGACTGGAATGATGCGGTGATGCTGAAAGGGGAGGACGCCACGCGGAAAGCCATTTATGCCGCCATCCGCCCAGCAACACAAAGCCCCTTTGACACCATGAGCGAGGCGGAATTTACCGCCATGAGCGCCAGTGATAAGGCGATGCGGGTGCATGAGCATTACGGCGAAGCGCTGGCCGTGGACGCCAACGGCCAGCTCCTGTCCCGGTATGAAAACGGCATCTGGAAGGTGATAACGCCGTCTGATTTTGCCCGCGATGTGGCCGGGCTGTTCCAGCGTCTGCGCGCCCCGTTCTCGTCGGGGAGAATTGCCTCGGTGGTGGAGACCCTGAAACTGATTATTCCGCAGCAGGACTCCCCTGCACGCCGTCTGATTGGTTTTCGCAACGGGGTGCTCGATACCAGCTCAGGTATATTCAGCCCGCACAGCAAATCGCACTGGCTGCGCACGCTGTGCGACGTGGATTTCACCCCGCCGGTGGAAGGGGAAACGCTGGAAACCCACGCGCCGAACTTCTGGCGCTGGCTCGACCGGGCGGCCAGCCGCAACCCGACAAAGCGCGACGTGATTCTGGCCGCGCTGTTTATGGTGCTGGCGAACCGCTACGACTGGCAGCTGTTTCTCGAAGTGACCGGGCCGGGCGGCAGCGGGAAAAGTATCCTCGCCGAAATCGCCACAATGCTGGCCGGAGAGGATAACGCCACATCAGCCGATATCGACACGCTGGAAGACCCCCGTAAGCGCGCTTCCCTGATTGGCTTCTCGCTCATTCGTCTGCCTGACCAGGAGAAATGGAGCGGTGACGGTGCCGGACTCAAGGCCATTACCGGGGGCGATGCGGTGTCGGTCGACCCGAAATATCAGAATCCCTACTCGACGCATATTCCGGCGGTCATTCTGGCCGTGAACAATAACCCGATGCGCTTCACCGACCGCAGCGGCGGCGTGTCACGACGCCGGGTGATTATCCACTTCCCGGAGCAGATTGCGCCGGAAGAACGCGACCCGCAGCTCAGGGATAAAATCGCCCGCGAGCTGGCCGTGATTGTGCGCCAGTTAATGCAGCAGTTCAGCGACCCGATGAGTGCCCGCGCCCTGCTCCAGTCACAGCAGAACTCCGATGAGGCACTGAGCATCAAGCGCGATGCTGACCCGACCTTTGATTTTTGCGGCTATCTGGAGGCGCTGCCGGAGCCCGACGGAATGTATATGGGGAACGCCAACATTATCCCGCGCCAGCCTCGCCTGTATCTGTATCACGCCTATCTGGTGTACATGGAGGCCCACGGCTACAGGAACGCGCTCAGCCTGACCATGTTCGGCAAGGGGCTCTCAGCCATGCTGAAAGAATACGGTCTGAATTACGATAAACGCCGGACAAATCAGGGCATGCAGACCAATCTCACCCTCAGGGAGGAAAGCAACGCCGACTGGCTGCCGAAGTGCGACGACCCCACCGCGACATAACCTACCCGGACCGGCATTGCCGGTCTTTTTTTTACCTGCACACCGGCCAGAGTGAACGGTAAAGCATTCGCCGTCACCACACATTTCAATCTAACCCACTGAAATTAAATAAAAAAATAGTCAGCGGAAATTTCCTATTAACTTTTCCTAGCAGAGGTGATTTAAAACAATTCAATCCTACTCCATAAAGCAAGTTAAGAAGGTAATCACTATAACTACTAAGTAGATTTTTTTTAATATACAATACTATTATTGTCCGAATTGGGTCCTCAATGAGTTTAATTAAGAATGCGAAATGTCACTATTAGTCAGAGAGCCATGAAAGCTATGGAGACCTTGCCAAGGGATATTCAAGTCAGGGCAAGAAAAGCTGTTGAATATTTAAAAACTGATAACGACATGGCTATTAAACCTGCCAAACTACAAGGCAATAGAAATCTTTACATTGCCAAACTTAAAAATAATTATCGCATTATTTACTCTAGAAGCAATGAATCAGTAAACATTGTAGATATTATTAGCATGGATAAGGTATCAAGTATAATGAGGTCTGATAAATGA